AACTTCCATAAAATTGCCAAGCAAAACTTCTACATAAGCATTTTGTAATCTCACATCCATAATAAAATCCTTTCATTATAATTTAGAATGTTCCACCATTTAGGTGTGCAAAAGTTGGTGCTCCAGATGAGTTAATTTGTAATAAGTGACCTTCGGTCGGTGAAGTCAAAGCAGACAATGCACCAGTTGTTGATGATGTATCAGAAACAATAACACCCTTAATTGAGAATGAAGATGCTCCTGAACCACCTCTTGCAATACCTAATGTACCAGAAACAACTGCGCTTGTATCAATATTGATTGCAGTATTGCTTACACCAGAAACACGGCCTAATGCATCAGTTGTAACAACAGGAACATAAGATGCTGAACCATAAGTTCCTGCTGTGCCCGTATTTGCTAATGTCTTGATTGCAGTACCATCATAGAATACTGCCGCACCAGTTGTGTAAGAATCGTTGTTTGTACCGCCTCTTGCAATTGATACTTTGCCAGATACAATATTAGATGCATCAATTTGAATTGCACTATTTGTAATAGCTGACACACGACCATATGCATCCGTGGTAACAATTAATGTATTAGATGCTGAACCATATGCTCCTGCAGTGCCTGTATTAGCAAGTACTTTTAATGAGTTTGTTCCATCACCAACTAGAATACTACCAGTCGCAAATGTGCCTGCGCCAGTACCACCGTCAACAACACCAATAGTATTAGCAAGAGCGGAAATCATACCGCCAGTTAAGTTGGCTCTCAAGGTAGCAGTATTAGCAGCCGTTACTGAACCTGTAGCAAGAACGTTTGATGTTGGATCAGTATTTAAATTTTTGAACAAGAAGAAGTCATTACCAGTTCCTGCTCTACGAACAAGACCGTGATGAGTTACTTCTGTGCCTGTATTTGCTTTGCCATAGAAACCAATATCTAGAACATCGCTTACTGTGTTATTTGCGCCTAGTCTAATTAAAGAGTCTGCTGTTGATATTGTTGTAGTATCCACTGTTGTGGTATTACCAGCAACAAACAAACTTCCTGTTAATGACAAGTCGCCGGAGATAAATTGATTTCCAGAATTTCTAAGAACAGTATTATCAACATTAACAAGTACTGTATTGTTTGCATCAACAGCATTGGTACTGATACCGCCGTTTAGACTGCCCTTGATTGTTAGTGTATCGGAGATTAGAGATAATGTTCCTGGAGCCGCACCAACATCGCCCGAGAAGTTTAGTGTAGAAGAAATCGGAACGTTAGCCGCGTATGTTACACGACCTTTTGTGTCTACAGAAATTACTGCGGCATTTGTTGCACCACCATAATTTCCAGCAGCCACACCAGAGTTGGAAAGAACTAATGGAATATTAGCGTTTACTGTGCCATTAACTGAAACGATACCTGTTGCATCACCAGAAACACCAATATCTCTAGCGGTAAACCACTTATCTGCGCTTGTAGCATTGCCATAAATGCTACCTACAACATTAGCTGTAATGTAATTGAATGATGCATTACCTGTGGTATCTCGCTTAACAAGAACGTTTGCTGTCGCGGCTGAGGCTGCGGCATCAATTTTATCGGTATATGCTTTACCACCAATGGCTACAACGCCGGTTCCATCATCAATCCAAAGAGTGCTTGATACGTTGGAATATGCTGGTTCCGCTACATTGAGTGTAGGCGGTTTGTTGGTTATGCTGGAATATTTTAGTTGAATTACTGTATTTGCCATTATCGTTCCTTAATTGTGGAATCTTCTTATTATTCTATTTATGAATTTGGTAAGTCAAAAAAACCCACCATTTATTCTAGGAACTTGCACACTTACATTTCCAAGTTGCTGATTTTCAAATTTTCCTGTGCTGGAGACATATGTAATAATGTCGCCTTCCTCCGCTTGGTCAATAGCAGTATCAAACAATTCAACTAAACCAACATTAGGTTTAGGTGTAAACTTTGGATCTGCAATTGTTGTTCTTTGATTTGGACGAACAGCAACTTTACCAATCACTCCTGGAGTATTGATTCTAGCTGTAACCATAATTACCTCGTAACTGAAGGTAGAACCGTCACAATTCCTTCAACAACTCTTGTTACTACAGATGTTGGAGATGTAATAATTACATCATAAACATATCGGCCTGGTGTTAATGCCGCAGTATTAGCCGCCGACACATTAAGAGTTACTTCACCATTTGCTGTGCCAGTTACTGTGGATGTAATTGTTGTTGCACTTGTTGAATAGTATGATTTACGCATCATGGAGTTTGCAGTATAACCATAAAGATTAATTGCGGCTCCAGCTGTATCTTCAACATTAATTGTAGTGTTGAATGTTGCGCCTTGTTCTATAACGATTTCTGAAAATGCGGCCATCTTATTTCTTCTTTAATTCGTCAACTTCATCTTTCAAATCTTTGAATGATTTAATCAATTCTTTAATAGATTCAATCAATAAAGGAACAAGTTTATCATAATGTACAGTTAAATATTGGTCATCTATTGGAGCAGAAACAACAACTTCAGGAAGAACTGCTTGAATTTCTTGAGCGGATACACCAACTTCTCTTTTTAATTCATATCCTAAATCTTGCGCTATTTCATTGGGCTCATAATAGAATCCCGAAATGGCTGCAATTTTAATAAGAGCATTTTCAATATTACCCAATCTCGTTTTTAATCTATCATCAGAGTAACCAGCAGTTATGGAGCCAGTTGCACGAATGTCTCCTGTTCCTGCCGCGGCTGGAGTGCCAACACCAAGAGAAGTCATTTGATAAGCTGTGTTGGTAATTGTTCCTGATGGTCCTGTTGCCCCTTGAGCACCTTGGGCTCCCTGAGCGCCTTGTGCCCCGGTTGGTCCTGTTGGTCCCGTTGGTCCTGTTGGTCCAGCGGGACCCTGTGCGCCTTGAGGTCCTGTTGGTCCTGGACCGCCATTTGATCCTGCTGGTCCTGTTGGTCCTTGTGCGCCTTGTGCGCCTTGTGCGCCAGTAGGTCCTTGAGGTCCTGTTGGTCCTTGTGCGCCTTGTGCGCCAGTGGGTCCTTGAGGTCCCGTTGGTCCTTGGGCTCCTTGAGCGCCTTGTGGTCCCTGTGGTCCTGTTGGTCCTGTTGGTCCTTGAGCGCCCAAATTGCCTGCTCTAGAATATTGAACCATAACGAGGTCGCCACTACTAAATGTTCCTGCGCCAGAAACATAAGTCAAACCAACTTTATAGTAACCAGAGGCTGCTGTTGATGATGCAATAGCAAAAACTGCAAATTTTGTAGTTGATGCACCAAACACGGAAAATCTTAGGTGACCTTTTACAGTATTGGTTGAATCGCCATATGTGGACAATATTCCTGTAATTGTTTGTGCATATGTGTCCAAATTATCCATGTATGCAAAAGTTGCTGATGCAATCGTTGCATTATTAAATTTAATATTACCATTACCTGGATCAGAATCATCAACAGCAGTAGCAAAGTTTTGTGCGACAACAACCGCGGCACCAGAATTCAAAACATTTGCTGTAACTTGTGTATTGACATATCTAACGACACTTGTATTAGCAACATCAACATAATTTCCCATGTTGGTATTAGCAACATCAACATAATTTTTTAAATTAGTATTTGCGTTATCAACATAGTTCTTCATTAACCATGAAGATGCAAAATCATTATTACTTACCGTTGAAGTGCTTATGGTAATTAGATTTGCAGTAAGTATTTTAGAATACGTTGTGGTAGCATCCGAGTTGAATATGTCTCGGATTTGCCAGTTATTAGCAGAGGCACTCCAACGAATATATGCATTTGCGTCTGAATTTGAAAGACCATTATGACCAGAAACACCACCAATTGTATTTCCTCTCCAGACGCCAAAATATCCAGCGCCAGTAGTTGTTACTGGCGCTGCCGTGCTTATAGTTAAAATATCCGCATCATAAACAATACTACCATTTAGTATGAAGTTTCCATCTACTGTTAAAGAACCACCAATTGTTGCATCGCCGCTGCCGGTTATTTCAAAAGATGATGCTGTTAATGTACCAACATCAGTCTTACCGGATACTAAAGACCCAGCATACACCATACCTTGAGTATTTACATTTCCTGCAATAACATTACCGCTGATGTTAGCGGAAGTAGTTGCGCTTGTTATTCTTAAACTGTCTGCCACAACTGAACCAGAAGCGACTAAGTGGGCAACATTTGCGTTTGCTGTTATTCTTGCATTATCAGCTACAACGGATGTTGAATTTAAATTGCCTGTAGTTGTGTTATTGGTTATTCTAGCGCCGTAGGATACAACGGAATTAGCCGCTATAATGTGTTCTACGGTTACATTATTACTAAAACGACCATTGTCAGCAACAACAGAATTTGCTGTTGTTAAATTACCAACTGCTGTATTTCCAATAACAGTTAAAGTTGTGCCAACATAACCACTATTTGCTACACCTAAATATCCTGCGTTTGCTGTACCAATAACAACTACGTTTGAATTTACTGTTACATTATTTGCTACAATAGTGTTTTTAATAACAACACTGCCGTTAGAAATTATATTATTTGCAACATAAAGTGCCGTTGCGCTACCGTAGATATAAACTGTATTTCCAACAGAAAGATTGCCCGATTGAGCTACTTCTGATCCTAAAACAATATCTTTACCGACCGTAAGTTGAGTGCCAATTAGAGCATTATTTGAAACTTGAAGCGGAGTTCCTTGAGCGGTAATGGATAAAACTGCGGTACATGCAATATTAAGAGAACCAGCATACTTATCATAATTTCCGGTTTCTATTTTATTAAGTTCGCCGGCAGATTGATTCGTCTGAATGCGCCATTCATCAATCGTATTTGTTCGTGTAATGTTATTAATTGACATTATTCTTTACTCTGTTTCAACAATGCGTTTAGTAGGGACTTAATTTCCTTCATATCCGAAGACAATTCTTCCACTTGATTCTTCAAGTTATTTATCTCGTTATTTTTGCCATTCATCCTATCAGCAAGTTTTTTCCTTGCTTCATTTTCAATCAATGCATTCCGCCCCGTCATCAACAGGGCGTTTGTGCCAGTATCTTTAATAAAATTGGTACCTTCAACTTTCACAAGCATGATTACTCTGCTGGAGTTGCGATGATACGCAAATCCTTAACACTTGGTACAATTGCTGGATCACTGGATGTCAATACGACTTTGATAGCAAAAGTCTTAAACGAATCATATGTTACACCATTTATTCCGGCATATGTAATTGCATTTGTTGTGGCTGATGGGCGAAACTCATATTCGCGGAATGTTTCGTTATCAGGCGATGATGTTACAGTAGGATTAATACACACCATTTTTTGATATGGTCTATCTTTAAATGGAGTTGCATCACTATCTGATAACACTTTATAGAATACCGAAACTTCCGAAGATCCAGGTTTGTTTGCGCCAAGGAATACACGTAAATCACCAGCATCATACCCATCAGCCAATTTAACCGGCTTGGTAATGTACCGTGCTTGACATGGACCACCAGAAGAATCATATTCGCTATTCAATACAATTGTTGCTGGAGTTGTTGGATGTGTATAGTAAGAAATTTCAAAGTCATCCAAATAACCAGAACCTGGCGATGTTACATAAACTGCAATAACATTACCATTTGCGTCAACAGTCACGTTAGCATTTGCTCCTGTGCCGGATGAACTTGTGATTGTAATTACGTTTGCATTACTATATCCTCTACCAGGATTTATAATTGTAAAATCTTCAGAATTGATTTCTGCATTATCAACGTAGTTTTCCCATATATTTACAGAAGCGGCTTCCATTGAGAATATTGGAGAAACTGCATCGCTTGTTGTAGTCATTTCCAATTTCAATGTAAAATCATTCGCATTGAACATTTTCTTTCTACGATATCCAACTTGATACAAATCATCATTAGAGAAGTTGTATGTTTGTCCCGAAGACAATGTTCTGAATGATGATTCTTTTGTTCCTGAAATCGTAGTCGTTGTGATGCTATGCGTCAAAGATGTAACTTTTGCATCTGGTATAATTGGTTTTGTAAGCAATCTTAATTTGTCATAGTTTGTGCTAGTTGGCAATGCTTGATTTCTCAAGTAATATGTCGCAGTACTATTCGGTGTGAAAACACAACGATTTAATCTAAACATCAAGTCTTCATTAATAAACGGAGTCCATTCTGCGGTATTCTGTGATTTATACAAAGTGCCCATGTATGGTTGTTTATCCACATACTCATTATTGGTAGTTGTTCCACCCTTTTCAGCTTCCCAAACAATATAATCTTGAGTATCAGCTAAAACAATTAACGCATATTGACCAGGTTTTAAATATACTGGGAAACTAAATTCAAAATTCGTAGATGTGCTTGAATCAGTAACACTTGGCGTTTCCGATATATTAATTTGTGATGGATATTTTGTTACCACGGATTCTGGATACCAGTAATCTGAAGATGGAAATCCATTTACAGTTGGGCGAACTTGTAGTGTCACTGGCAAATTGCCATCATCTTTTGCTTTAAAGAATAAATCAACACTACTTAAAAACAAACCTTGTGGATACACAGTTGGGTCAACAAAGAATGTTTGAGCAAGAGGATCGGTTCCTCCTACAACAAATGTTGATAATAATTCTTGTCCAGCGGCTACTGAACCAACTAGTCTATCGGAAGTTTGTATGCCAACAATTCTTCTATCAACATCAACATTTAATACCGTATCAACAAGAGTTGTTTTGTTTACAGTTAAACCAGTTGCATTGTATGTTTTGTCGGAGAATGAAATTGAATCTGCATCATATGTATTATTAAAAGATTCAGTAACACGGAAGTTTCTTTCACCTGAACGGAATGTTGCTTTTGGCATATAGAATGCACCACCAGCTTGTCCAAGTTTGTTAGACATATTTGTGCCAAAACTATAAACATATGTTCCACCAACATAAGCAGTTGCTCCACTTACTGTAGCAACCTTTGTGCTGGTATCGTATGCTGTTACGGTGAATTGTGCTCCAACTCCTTCAAATGATGAAGTTGAACGAATAATAGTAATCGTATTTCCAACTATGCTGTAAGCTGGCGCATCAGAAGCAAGAGTGATAGTTGTAGCTGTAACACCTCTTGTTACACCGGAACGATGGTCAGTCACGGAACTTACTGTATAGTATTTACCGCTATCCAAACCATAAACATATTTACTAGAAAGTGGCTTACCAGTTTCATTAATAATAGAGACATTGGCTGAACCGGGCTCACTCACAACAACAAATCCAGCATCAAAAGAATTTCCACCAGATAACAGACTTACTAAGTTTGCGGTCAAGTCTGCAATAGTATTTGCTGTGAGAATTGATTCACCCGAAATCAAAGTTGTATTAGCATTCAATGTAACTTTGTTTGGCACTACAATGTATTTGTTAACATCGGTATTATCAAAGAAAGAATACATTACTGTTGAAGGTCTCATTCCATCAGAAGCAAAAAGAATTTGCTTTGACTTCATGTATGGTTGAATAGCTAAGTCTGTAACAAAAGTTCCTACATCCACTTGTGATGTTGAAGTTGTAATTTGTTTTTGATTTAGTTCTGCGCCCTTGGTCAAATAAGTGTTATCATTAACGGCCGCATAAACACCAAAAGTTCTTCCTCCCAAACCAACCGTGGTTTGTTTTGTATAATCAGTTTCTTTGAGTGTTTTATACCACTTACTATCGGCGATTTGTGCAAAAGGACTATTTCTATCATCAGCCCATTGTTTATTGTTGTCTGCGACATACTTAAATGCATCATTGATAAAGTTGAAAGCATTATCAATACCCTGTGTTGAGTTTAAAGTAACTCTTGCTGTAGAACCAGTATCAACATCTCCAGTAAATTCTGGGAACAATTTTGTTTTGCCTTTGAAGTTAGCAAAAGTTGCATCAGCAATAGCTAATGATTTTGTTGCATAAGGTTGTTTTGCAAATTCAGTCGTGCTATAAGAAAGCATTAACGCTTTTTTAGTACCAGCACCGACAATTTTTGTTGCGCCAGTGCTTAATGATGTATTAGCTTCCAATGCAACAGTTCTCATTAGAGAAGCTGGATATAATCTTCCCGCATCAATCAAGTTTCTATTATCATAATCCACGTCCGAGAATGTGGCTTGTGAATCTTTTGATGTAAAGTTATCAACAAGAATACCATATTTTGAACGCTCTAGACCATTGTTATCCAGAATTTTTGTTGAGGCTGCATCCTTTTCCAATGTTGTCAATGCAACATAGTACTCTAGTCCACGAATTCTATCCTCAAATGCTTGAATGTCACTCATCGTATATCTGCGGTGATTCTTAAAGTCTGCGCGGATATCCTTAACACTTTCGGTATATGCTGGAATATACAAAGTATAAATCAACATATCTTTTTTATCAACTGGAGGAGGAACTGGAACAACGGCTGATTGTCCCTTTAGTACTCCAATTTCTCTAGAAGATTTAACTACAACTTGGTCAATTCTCGGCAAGAAATAATCATAATCCATTGTGATATTTTCCAATGGCTCAGGATTCAATGCTCCAGACAACGATGTTCCACCCACAGCTTTGTATGGTCTAAAGTCAAATGCGCCTCTTAAAGAAATAAGTTTTTTATCTTCTATATTATCAAACTTGGAAATATCTGAATAAGAAATATTTGAACCTTTTGAGTACGAATCAACATCAAATAATCCTGCAAATACGGACAAGTTTTTGAAGTACCTATATTGTACAAATACTTTTCCTACAGGCGCAGAATATCCACGTTTCAATTTAATTGTTGCGTGGTCATAATGAGTTTTACGTTGACCATTATCAAACTCATAGTATGATGTAATATCATTAGATGAACTTGTCAACATAGCAGAGGTAACATTTGATCCTGTGTTTCTAGAATCATAGATGCCAATGATTTCATACACATCAGGAACTTGCAAGCTAACTACTTTTCCTGGTGTTCTTAAATCTGTTAACACAGCGCCGCTATCAAAGTTGGTTGCGCCGATACTTTTGAATACCGCACCACCTGAAAAATATGTTACTTCGCCGGATGTATTTGCTGAATATAGAACAGTTGTTCCTTCAGTTCCAGCAGTATTCATTTCATAAGGAATCAATGAATGTAAATCTGTTCCGCCTGTAATTGGTACTAATTGTTTACGCTTTGTGACACCAGTTGAACCATCTTCTGCGTTATTGATTTTTGTAGTTACAAGCAAATCAACTTTAATCGCTTCGGCAGCTTTCAAATCAACTTCAAATGATGATGTTGAAACTGAGGTAATTGTGAAGTTATTATTTGATAAGCTAATTGCTGTATTAGGAACAATACCATATTGAACATTACTCGCACTATCTGAACGAACAAAACAAATCATGTTATTCAGAATCAATGAATCCGAAATTGTTCCTGATCCAGTTGAGAATGAAAAAGTGTCTGAGCCTGAAGCGGTTACAGTAAATTTACCACCAGATGTTGTACCCGTATATTTCTTTCTTACTTGAAAATCCATATTGCTAATTGTATTAGCTTTAATCGCCTCATATGGAGTTTCAAAAACAAGACTTGTTCTCACGGGTTCACTAATAGAAACAAATCCTGTAGTTGAATCTTTTGAGTCTGTATCAACGTTGCCCGCAAATTGAATGTATGTTCCATCACTTATAGCTAATGATTCTGCATTTTTAATGTCAGATTGAATTGTAAACGTATTTGAGTCCGGTTTAAAAGTCAATGCTGTGGACAAAGTAATGTGTGTAGCATTTGAGGTTGTAATCAGAATTGGCGATAATGAAGAACCGGCACCATTTGTAATCTGGAAATACATATTTGCATATGCATTTGATGGCAAAGCATTGTTGAATGCTGTAGGAATTACAATAGAAGTTGAAGAAGAATCGGGTCCAGATAGTGTTCCTGTAATTGGAACAGTATTAGCACCAAATGTATTTACAGTAAATGTGTGAGTATTACCAATGTCCGAATTGTATGCATCATTATAGCGAATCATGTTTGCATAAATTGTACCAATTTTGGTAGAATTATATGTCGCAGTTGTTGATAAACTTATGTTTGTAAATGGAACCGAATGGATATCCAAAGATGGGAATGAAGTAATATCAAGTGTGCCGCGAACATTCGCTAGAACCAAACTACTTTCATAATTTGTTGGTAAATCAAAACTTGAAACATTTGAAACATCTCTTGCTCTATCAACCGAAATAATTGTTGGAGCAATCGTTTCAAACTCATAACCACTCACATACGCTTTACCTGGATCTAAAATTACACTAAATTTACCATTAGCTGTATCCCCTTCTTCAAGAGAAATAACAAATGGATCTACAGTATAGTTTCCAGATTCATCATGGGTGCGGCGAGCTAAAGTTTTTTCAATTTCACTATAGATTGGATAGTCAATTTCTTTTGTTTTTACGCCATTAACAAGACGAACAATTTCAAAGAATGTTGAAATATCAGCAGAATCTAATGTTCTCTTTGCTAGAGAAGTTTGAATTGCAAAACGTTCAGCTCCTGGTGCTTGATAGTTAAATGCGCCCTGTGCTGGATCCAACAATGATGTATCATCAACTTCATCAACAATGGTTTCGGTAAATTCAATACCGATTTTGTATGATGGGTTTAAATTAATTGTTGATGTGTTATATCCTACACGATAAAAAATTTCAAGAATAAGATATTGTGGAACTACTTTTACAAATTGTCCTTTAAAATAATATATACCTTCTTGTAATTTGGCAATGTAAGAACCACCAACAGCCAATGTGGATCTTAATTGAGCATAAATTTCTTGACCGTAAACACGAATTTCGTCCGATTCGGAAAATCTTTCGCCACTTAAATATTTTAAAATAAGAATAGGATTTGCAGTTGATGTGTCAATTGCAATAACTTTTGCTCTAATTATTTTTGATGAGTTATATGAAACGACAGTCTTGTTTAGGAATTGCGTAGCATCAACGTCCAAGTTATTGTATTGAGCAGACAAGACTACATAATTTGCTTTAGTATCTAAAGAAACTTTACCACCAACAATTGGACTACCACTCTTAAAGATGTGATTGCCAAATTTTTCAATTTGATTTGATAATATGGTTTGTAATTGAGTCAACTCACGGGCTTGCACCGAGTATCCAGGACGAAACAAAACACGCATGAAGTTTTTATCTTCATCAAAATCATCATAATATGGATCGTAGTTAAAGGTAGCAGTCATTTATTCCTCGTTTAGAAACTCAAAATGAAACGAATTCGTTCGGTTTGGGCTGGGTCTCTTGTAATTGGTAACTTATCTGATATGTATAATATCTTTCCAGAGTACAAATCAAGAGTGGGATTTGTTATGGAATTTACAATACGAATAGCGCCGGTTTGTAGGCCTCTAATGGCTTGATTTGTTTGCAATGTTCCACGAACATTGTTTAGATACAATAAGTTTGGCGTTTCGCTAAATGAAATTACATCAGCAGTAAATGTTGCACTTGCGTATGTTGTTCCTTGATAAACAACTTCATCGTTGTTAAAGTCGCCAACGCCGGGCGAAACTTTAACAAGAGTGTATAGAGAATATGTTTGTGCGGTAGCTAATGCTGTTGTGCCATATTTGTATGGATTTCTTAAAAGCACAACTTCACGAAAATCATTATCAACGGGTAATACTCCACCCTCATCTTGGTCAAATTCCACATTAAACATAATTGTGGAACCACCCAACTCATAAGTCGGCTCATATCCATGCCCATTATGTGGCGCAATTGAAACTTCAGCCGTCGCCGATGTTCCTGTGCCACCACTAACATCAGTAAAAGTTAGATTTGCATAAGTGTAATAATTTCCGCGATTTTGAATAACTATATTTTGTACTTTACCACCAGAAACATTTGCTTTTAATACAGCACCTGTTCCATCACCTTCAATTGTAATAATGTTTTGTACAGTACCGAGAGTATAATTATTACCAGAATTTGTTACAGTCACAATATCAATTGAGCCTGGTTCGGCGGCGGCTCGTACAAACTTATTTACAGATACTGGCATCCAATCATCGGTTAGAAATTTTTGTTTTTGTGTAGATGTTAATGTGTACATGTACTTCCATTTGTAAAAATCGGAAGTCTCAACGTACGGTTCTTCTAGTGAAGTTGTTGATAGTGTTAATTCTGGTGATACCGTAGATGCAGTACCAGGCGCAACATTTGAGAGACACTTAAAAACTTGATCCTTTGAATTTATTATATAAAAGTTTGTAGTTGATTGATATGTATTATATACTGTATTTGCTGTCCAATTATTTCTAGGAATAACAAGAGAAGCATTTTCCAGAGATATTTGTTTCGCAAGAACACCATATTTGTAGAAATTGTTTATATCAGATTCCGATTCAGATGGCGATCCTGCTACTTCGGTTCCTGAATTCCATGGTAAATGTCTGCCAAAAAAGGCATACATATAAGATTTTTTAGCGGCGGGCAAGTATGCATTTGCTCCCAAGTCCAACTGGTTGTAGACTTGTTCTGCCATCAAAATTTTGAAATTTTTAGTTAAGAGTGCTGACATGTTTCTATTTATCTAACTTTTTGAATGGTTGCGCTCAAATTGCTGCCGTTTGATGTAAATATGCTATCAGCAAATATGGTATTTGCATTTCTAGAATTTGCCCTAATTGTAGCCGTATAAACCAAATTAACAGTCGCTGAAGTTGATGTTACATTAATTATAGTGTCTAGTATAGCAAAAGAGGAATTGGTGACTTCTTTAATCGTTACTGTATTTCCAGTGGAAAGATAAATTGTATCTCCATCTTGTAAGTCATTTATGAAGTTGACACTATTGGCTGAACCAAAGAGGATGTTTGATCCAGAAACAACATTAACTGTATTCTGCAATCTTTTGTGGACATTTGATAGAAGGATTAAATCGCCAACATTAACTGTAGATTGAAGATTCGCACTTGCGTTTGTGGTAATAATTTTATTTAAACCATTGGCAATATTGTATGTATCCGCAAGAGAAGTAATTGTTATGAAGGCCGATGTATTAATTTGATTCAATATTTCCGAATTATCATCAATTTTAGTAATAAAAGTTTTTGTTCCAACTGGATGAACAATGTCATTTAATGGTTTCTTAAACTTAGAATAGTCAGTTTGTGATTTAATAACATAAGAAAAGTTATGATACTTTTCACCATCTTGCAATTTCTTATCCGCGCTAATTTGTCCATCAGTATTTAAGTAAATACCAGGATAACGAATCAAACCATTTTCAAAATTTGCTGTAGCTTTAGCATTACCGTCGCCATAGAATAAGAATGATGTTACATTTCCGGTAACTGTGTCATCATCCGACTTGATAATTTTAGTTTCATCAAAAACACCACGATAATTAAATATTCTAAGCGTTGAAGTTTCAAAATTATAAGAATCTACTGTTGCGCTAAATGAAGAACTAATGTTTGATGTGCCTTGATAAATTGAGGTATTTGAAACGAACAATTGTCCTTCCGTAACACCATTCAATACTATGTCTGCATTTCTCAACGATATTAGTGGAGCTTCAACATAATCATATCCAAAACTGCTAATTCTTAATGATGTTATTGCGCCAATTCTTGATGTGGTTAGTCCGTACTGTTCACCATCACCTGTTATTTCAGCAATCGTCAGATTAGCATTCGTACCAGAAACTGATTGAACATTAATTGATGGTAATGAATCTCTCCTATATCCTTCACCGCCAATAACAAATGCGTTTGATGAATGGTTATTCATTGTAACGGAAGTAATTATTCCTCCGGAAACGCTTACGAATGCATTTGCACCATAACCAGAACCGCCGGTAAAAATTAAAATATCGCCGTTAGAATATCCAGTCCCGCCACTGTTAACTGTTATTCTTCCAAGTGATCCAAGTTTAGATAAATCATTTCTAAGAATTTTATAAACGGACACATTTGTTAAGTCATTAGGAAATTCTTCAGCGAAATACAAATTATTCGTATCAACTGAAGAAACTTCACGAATTGCTTCAAATTTGTTATTGATAAACAATCTAACATAGTCGCCAGCTTCAAAAGAAACTGTTAAGTTTTGCGTAGTATCGCTTATGAGATATGTTCCTTTTACAATATTTCGTGCGGTGCATACTAAAATATCATCATAGTCTTCATTGTAAAAACTGTAAGTTTCAACGGTTGGCTTTTGACGATAACCACCACCCGAACCGTCAATTACAACGAAAGAAATTGGAAAAACGGTGAATGCATCAAATGTTGTTGCATTTGATATTGTCACATTTTCAATATTTGCAATATTCGGTCTTAGTCCGTGTAATGTTTGGACGGACATATTTGAAACATTTATTAATCTTGAAACTGATGTGTCTAAAAGATTAATTGAGGCTTTTGCTTCTGTGCCAAAAGCTGTGTTAGCAAAACCACCTTTGAAGTCAATGATTGATGAATTGAGATTTATTACGGGATCTCTAAATCCAAATCCACTTTTTTCAACAATGATATCTGTGATACCACCTTTTGTTACCACTCCAACATGTGCAACCGCACCAACTGGAGTATTTGCAACAGGATTTAAACCACCAACAATACTAACTGGATCTCCAATATATGAAGGAATTACGTCCGGATCGTATGCATTATAAAAAAGACCTCTATTTAGTGGATTAATTTTTATCTCTGATAGTGCGCCAATCAAGCGCCCACTAACAGTAACATTTAGACCAGTATCTACATCAACATATGTTGATGTTATTCTCTCGCCAGTGGCGAACAATCTTTTAACATTTGAAACATAAATTTCCGTATATGTAATACCAAGTTGACGGTCAACAGATTGAATTACTTTTTCAACAAGTGCTGTAGCTTTTGATGTTTCGCCGGTAATTAAAGTTTTTGCGATGTTAAAAATATTGTTATCATCAGTATCAATTCTAAGTGCTAAAGGCAATACCCACTTACCATCCGATGCTTTTAGAATATCTTCTTTTGGATAGTAGATATCAATATTTTCATTATACAATGCTCTAAAAAGAAACTTAACTGACTCTTGTGTTCCGCTGGATCTATAAAATTGAGTGACTAGTTTTAAAAATAGTCTTTTGTCGGTTACAATATCTTGAGGAAAATAAGGAGCTAAATCTTTTTTTAATTGTTCAATGTAATAGTCATCGGAACTATCAATATCATTTGCATTGCGTAATGCATCAATTTCATAGGAAACGCTATCTGTAGTTTCCAGCCATTCATAGTATTTCTCTAAGAATGTGACAAATTTTGGATAGTCACTTCTTACGAAATCTGGTAACTGTGAAGATACCAGGTTTGATGTGCGAACGTTTTCCATTAAATTGTAGTAGTTTTAACAACAACGCTAGTAGGATCATCTGCATCCAGAACAAGCATTTTATTTAATTTAGATTGAATGATACTAATCTTTGGTTTAATGTGTACCATGATATCGCCGAAGTCATTGTTAACCGCCGTTGGATTAAAATTACTTATTGTTATTTTACCTAATGTGTAATCAATAATACCAGTTACACCATTGTTTTTTGTTTTGTTTAAAATTACTTTAGTACTTTGGCTGCTAATTTCATCAGGTTTAAAGTATGAAATTCTGATTTGTCCATAACGACCTTCAAGCACAGCCAATCCAGCACCTAAAGATCCACCACCGCCAGTGATTTGAACGGCGGCTGTAGTGTATCCAATACCCGGATTCGTAACTGTAATTTTGTTTATTTTTCCATTCACTATTTCAGCGACTGCTATTGCGCCTTCTCCGTCTCCAACAATTGTGACCTTTGGAGTTGATGTGTAGTTGAAGCCTGGATTACTCACAGTCACAGATTCTAATCCAGAAAAAGATGATGGAACTTCTTCAAAGAAACACTGGCGAGAAACACCAATCTCATCTGTCATGGTAAAATCGGGAGTTGAATAAAAATTGTCGTTTGTTGTTCCTCTACTCAATTCAAAACCAAAATCCAAAATATAACTATCCGTATTAATCAAATCTGGTCTGAATTTTTTAGCAACAAACAAACTTATTTCATTAGATATAATTGACCTATCAAAATTATCAATCGCAGTTTCAAGGCCCGAAAATCTAAAATAAGTATTGAATTGGTTCAAATTCGTAGAAGTATAATTTTTAATTAAAGTTGTTATTGCACTTTTCAATTCAGAATCGTTTAATGACAATTTTGATTTATTATAAAAAACGTTTGCTTCAACTTTTAGATAATTGTAGTCAATATCAACAATTTCTGGTGTAATTGTCAACATACTGATTGGCTTCAATATGGTATTTTTTACAAAATCTTTTTCAGTATCCGATACTTCAAAACCTAATTTTGGTTTTGCTGACACAAAAACTTTACCATAAACTGGTGGATCATTTTCTTCTCCACCCCATACGTTGACTGCTTCAAAAGCTGGATAGTTTTGTTGAATTAACTTGATGTAATCATTCTTAGTCACAGCACGATTCTGTGATAGTAGAGCAAGAGGTGCGGCAAATTTAATTGAATCTACTGATTCTCTGGTGACACCACCAGCAGCCGCAGAAATTGAATTTACGGAAATTAAACTAAATCCACCAACTGTTGTGGAAGAAACAAAACTATTTGCTTTGTTTGATGCATCTGCACTGGTAATTAAATATTCTAGAGTGATTACACCACCATCCGGTATCTTTTTACCTAAAGTGTCATCACCAAAGTAAACTTCGTATTGTCCGTTTTTACCTTCTTGTAGGTAATAAACTTCGGATGTTGAATTTACAGTAAGTGCATTCGTAGACAAATCATAAACAACTGTTTCGGTATTTGAAGATGATTGCTTTACTGAAACTTTTAATGTTGTCGTATCAATGTTCGCATCTGGTATTGTAAATAGTTGTTTTGGATTAGAGAATAAACTATTGTTGTAAGAGTATGAAACTAGTTGTCCCTGATAGATTGGCACGTTTGTGAAAACAAAATTGTTTGCTGTTTTGGAAACTGTTGTAGATTCTACGGTAACAAACTTGTATGATACACCATCTAATTGTGAAGACGAAAATGCATAACCTCTAGGCAGAGTTAATGAACCTGGAGTAGAATTTGTAGTTTGAATTGTTACATTAACAATTGCTCTTGGCGCTCTAGCTGAACGTGGTGTATATCCAACTCGTTTTGCATGTGAAACAACTGAGTTTCTAAGAGAAGCACTATCTAAGAATGCTTCGTTGGCAATCATATTTAAGTAATATGCATTGTAGTGAGTATTGTATGCTAGAATGTCCAATAGAACACTTAAGCCAGAACCTTCAAAATCATAATCTTGAAATTCGGTTTGTTGTCTTAGGAAATTTCTAAGATTAGTTTTGATAGAATCAAAATCTAATTCGGTTACATTTAAACGGTCCGCCATCTTATCTGTCTCGTTGTAAGAAGAAGTTTATTGTTATTGGGTCTGTTCTATTGACTATCAAAAATGTCATACCGATACTGTAAGAATTGTTTTCATAATTTGGCGAAACAGCAACGCTTTTTACGATAACTCTTGGCTCATAATTTTCCAATGTTTGAACAATCTCACGCTTCAAAGCGGAAGATGTAATGGAATCCATGTTTTCAAATAACAAGTTGCGTACACCGGAGCCCAACTGAGGCTGAAAAGGTCTTTCGTACCGAGAAGTTGAAATCAAATTCTTAACCGAATTGATTACCGCCATCTCGTCAACGTGCTTATTCACATCCTTCTTTATAGGATGGGCTGTGAAAGACAAGTCCAAGTCTTTGTATTTTCTAGTTGTTGCGCTTACTACTGTGGCCATGTTCTATTTATTACGTATTGGCTAAGGTATTTGAGATATAGCGATCCGTGCCGATTAAATTATTCACAAGGTAACTTTGAGTATTTCCTAGTCTTCCTAAAGAATCCACTTTGAAATAGTCATTTACAATACTAACGCCATTCCTATAGAAATCCCAATCATGTTCTCTCCGCACTCTAAGCATGGTATTGGCTGTTGCAAAATGAGACATTATGGTATTAGCATTAGCGGCAGTTATATTAGAATAATAAAAAGTGTTTGATGGAGGATCTCCACCTCCAACAACGACAACTTGTCGTATAGTCGCATTTAATGCTTGCAAGTCGGATGTAATTATAGTCAAGTTTGATGCAAGTTCATCACCAATGAAAAGACTTGTCATACTGCCTAATAACGGAGAAGCATTCTGGACGCCATCAGTTACATTCACCAATTGTAATAGTTGTTGCCCCAAACCCACAGATTTTTTATAATCTGGATAGTCAATGATTGAAGCACCATCGCCAGTAACTGTTTGTGTGCTATCATTTACACCAGCAACATTACTTGTATGTGTCTTATATTTTGCCAACTCCAATTCTAAAGTTCCAATAGTCTGATATGCAAAAACTAAATTTAATGTGGGTGCGCTATCAAATGATACAACATTCGCAAACACAACATTAAATGTATTTACTGTGGATATAATCGTGTTTGTTACATTTATTACTGGATTCTTGAAGTAGTTTGTATTTTGAATATTTCCATTGGCAAGGTCATTTTTCTGCCAAGTTTTAATTTCAAGTGGTGATGTGTTTAAGTAATTCTTTGTTTCAGTTGTTAAATAAAAAGCATCTCCATACTTTGTATCATCAAAGTTATATGTTAATCTTCCAAAAACGCTAGGCATTCAAATCTCCATAATTAAAGTAAAGTCATTGGTGTAATAGGAGGACTTGTTGGAAATCCTTTATTACCAATATGATTATGTGCATTGTGTTGCATTCTAATTCCTAGCATAGTTCCAGCAACATCTTTTACTGAGAATCCATTTATGAAAGGAGCATTTACACTAATACCAGCATAGACGCTTTGGCCGATATAAGCTGATCCAGCAGGAACAACAACTTGCAATGGGATTGCAACAGGTAAACCAATAGCAAGACCACCAAGTTCGGAAACAAATCCTAAAGGACCAGCATTAACTTGTGTACCAGCATTAACTTTTGTTGTTGCTGTTACCATGTCTGCTTGAATTGAACCTGCTACAGCCAAGTCTCCTTGTATGTATGTGTGGTCACCTGTTGAAAGTTTCAAACTTCCCGTTGTTGGATCTCCACATCCAATAGTCATATCGCCATCAGAAAGAATCTTTGTTTTCTTTTTAAAATTTTGAGTAACATTACCACGAACTTCTTGAACTAAATCGCCATCAATTCTTTCATATTTGTTACCCTTAACATGCACAATAGAATCACCCTCTATTGTAACATTACACACGCCTTTAATCAATACTCTATTTTTACCCAAAACAATCTCGTAGTTGTCTCGTTGTATTTTTGTGGTCATGTCGCCGTTGGAATGCATTTCTAAGAATGAACCAACGCCGTTATTTTTTGCACCACCGTGTTGTAGACGAATTCTTTCCCGACCGAGTGTATCGTCCATTTCAAATAGATGACCAGATTCGGTCATCATAACTTTGTTATGTGGATAAGTTGGTGGATTTTCAATGCTGGCCTCAGACTCCCTTTCGGTCCAAGATTCATCATCGGCTGGTTTGTTTAACTCATCAGGATTTGCTAATGTATCTGCCATGCTTATGCCATTTTAAAATTTGATCTGGAACTTGAAACAGATGTTACTGTATTTGATGATGTGTCCGATGCCGCGGTAGTTGAAATATATGATGTTATTAAATCACCGGCTTTAGTAACATCAGCCGCGGAAGTTGGTGAAGTAAGTGCAGTTACAATGGCGGCGGGTGCGGCTACAACTTGAATTCCTGCTTGAACCGTTGATTTAGCTGTATCTACAATTTCGCCGAATACTCCCATTGCTTCCGATATTCCAGATTCAGTATTATCACCAACACCACCAGAAACTGAAAATAAATCTGCTATTCCTGTCTTTAAAGATGCGTATAATTCAGCCAGACAATCTTTAAGAAAAGCTAATAATTTTTGAGGTAATGTTAATAGCCAATCAATCATAGCACGAACTTTTCTTGCGAAATCTACAATTACTTTTGTCCAATCACGTATTTCTTCTATGATAGATTGTATGAATTTTAAATCTCTTAGTAGTTGTTTTGCAATTTCAATAAATCTTCCGGTAACACCATCAGGCGAAAAACCTAATGCTTTTATAATTGCTCTCACAGCTTCTCTTATTGCTTGTACCAATTGAGAAAATTTAAGTCTTGCTAGAGCCGCAGCCATTTTCATTTCTTCTCTAATATCACAAACGTGCGCTCGTTTCTCGTTTGCTACGCCAACTGGAGTTCCCTCAACTACGCCTCTTGCAGTTCTTGGTGTAGTTGGCTCTCCAGCTTTATCAACGATAATTGAATCGGAAGCCTTTGGCTGTAATGCTTTTTGTTCCGGGGTAAGTTGTGGTGAAAAACCAAGATTAGTATTTACAGTTTTTGGATTTAGACCATTCAACTGTCCAAAAACAACTGGCTTTTGTGCATTGTTTCCATCAGTAAAGAAACCTATAACCCAATCGCCTTCTTTTATATCTAATGATGCATTGCTGTGTGTTAATGGAGTAACTGCATCAGCCCACGGTAAATGTTCAGACTTAACTTCATTCAAATCATCAGTATGCCATCCAATAATTCTGACACGCAAACGTCCTAACTTTAGAGGATCATCCCGATTCTCAACTATTCCTGTCCACCAAATAAAGCCATTCTTGCCAGCAAAATTATTATCCATAAAAATCTACCAAGTCATTTTGTTGCTGAGTACTCAAATAAACTTTATCACGATTGTTGGAATCTGTTGCCACTTCCATAACAGTTTCATGTTTGTCATAAGTAATCATTTGTCTAGTTGACACAATCAAATATTTACCACTTTTTGTTTTGTCTATGTTATCTTGGATGTTTTCAGAATACTGTGCGCTAATTGTTGGAACTGTTATATTGACATTTGTTCCAGAAATTAAATCAAAGTTTCCAGGCATAACAACTTTCAATCTTTGATTCATTAAATTCCTCATTACCGATTCTCTCTGTATTACATAGTTGTATGTATCATCATCGGAATTGATAGAATTTGGATCATTCGTTTTGACATAATCGCTTTGTGAACCAAAAATTCCAGTTGAGAATAAAACCCGTCTTGAGTTAAACATCTCAGTGTTTTTAAATCCAGCTTTGTTCGTAATGATACCAATGTTTGGAGTTTCGTTTGCATGACTTCCTGTTGCATATACATCATCAAAATCTACATTTCTTTTTGCAATATTTCTTGTTGTAATGTCAAAACCAATAAACGTACCAGCATAAACTCCATGTTTGATATTCTTATTCAAATCAAATTGAGAAACGACTTCAATGTATCTAGCACCCATCATTTCATTTGTATCTTCAGCCGCCAACGCTAAGTTTTTTGGTTGATAATTAATATTGTGTATGGCTCTTTGATCCAACATCTTTGAAATAGTTAAGAAATTATAACCTAATTTATTCTCAAAGAATAAAAATGATGGCGATAAATCCTCGTTTACGGCCTTCTTTGAGCACCATTCCAAACATTCAATCGGTGTTTTGTTAGGCAAAACAACAGTTCTTATTCCCTTTGATAACTCTACCGAAAATACGCCATCAGGATTTACCAACAAATAATTTTTTAAGATATCAAGAACTACATTCGTATAAGTGTCCTGATATGACTTTGATATTTTTGTTTGTTGTGATAAGATGAATTCATCAGAAACAAAATGAAGAATATAAAGTTCAGTACTTATATTGACAACTTTTCTGGAACTTTGTTTGTAAACTCTAAATGATTTTGTAATTGTAGCTTGATTTTCTGTTTTTCCCATATCAATTAAAAGAATTTCTGAGCCATCAAATGATAGTTTATTTGAAAGTCCTTTCGCATCTCTTATGAGAATAGTTCCTGTCATGCATGGATTAAATATGCTGTCAAATATATTTAATTCTTCAAACATACCAGTCAAATCAACAATACCAGCTTTGGTTGCTAATGATAGGCCATCTTTTTTAATGGTATATTGTGTTGATTGTAAAATTGTCTTATCAGACATTGCTAATTACTCGCACAAAATCTTGATCCACCGCGGGAACATATTCACTCTTTAAAATTTTTATTCTTCTCTTAATATCATTTTTTTCAACTTCATAATCGTAGAAAGACATTCTAGTTTTTGTTATTGATACCGTTAAAATATTTCCGTCAGATAACGTATAGTTTGCGCTTTCTTCCACAAGATTATTGTAGTCTTCTTCGGTTATCTGAATTTTTTGAATAGTCTTATCTCCATTTGCAGGAAATAATCTTGTTTCAATTTTATAAAAAGAATGATTGTTGAGTATGGCCCATTCTAATCCATCTCTTTCTCTGCCAGTTTCAAAAATTAATTGCTCATCATTAGTTACCGATGCGCTGACAGAAACTGTCAATCCTGTGCCTGCGCCAGTGATATTTGATGTAGCAACTGTACCAGATGGTAGAATTAAATAAGAACCAACATTTGCTGTGGCGATACTCAATGAAACAACATTACCTGTTCCATCGGTGGTTACTGTTGCATTTGCTTTGGTACCAAATACTGTTCCGCCCTGAACTTGAATAATGTTTCCGTTAGCATATCCTGAACCATCGTTAACAACATTCAATGATGTAATCGTAGAAATTGCTTCAGTAACAAAAAGATTACCTTCTTCATCAGCCATTTCAAAAGTTTCTGTTATCCAACTGTCTGCATATTTTGACCGGATAACTTCATTTAAAACTCTTTGCTCAATCGGCCAATCTGTCTTAACATCAAAGATTTTGTTCATCTTTAAAATAATCCAGTGTTTTTCTGGTCCACCATAAAATTTGTTTGCGACAATTTCCGGTGTTTCACCATCAGGTACTGTATACTGATAGTATGAAATGGAATTTTCTAAAAGACTTTCATCAAACGAAAAACTAGCAGTTAAATTAGTAATTGTATCAAGAGAGTTTGAACCATTTAATGTATAAATGGTTTTTGGAAAGTATCTAAAGTATTTTGCCATTTAGATTCCTCTGTCAGCATCAAATTGTTGTTCTGCGAAATTTGTTTCATTAAAATTACCCAGCGCCGCTGATGCTTGAAATTCCGCTTTACTTCTTTCACCCTCTTGAAAATTAAACTTCGTCATAATTTCTGTTTCTTTAAATGATAAATCCATTCTAATAGCAACTGGCGTACCAGTGCCACCAATCTTTGGCGAATTATCTCCAGGTGTTTCAAAAGAGTGAAATCCATTTGGCGCATAGTCTAAATCAATTGATTGTAAAACACAAGTTGAAATTGTGGGTATATTTGGATTGATTTGTCCATTGTAATAAAATTCAATGTCAAACTCTGATGGAGGAACTAAAAAGAATCCAGCTGTTCCATTTTTTATTTCTGGCGCTTGATGAAATTTTAATCGTTGAATTAATTTATATACTTCTTCCGCTTCTTTCTCACTTCTTGGATAAAACATAAAAGAAAATCTAAAAGACCTAAAATCTGGTCTTGCGTAAATTAACTCTAATTGTGGATTCTGTGATAGTTGTGAAGCTCCTGCAAAAACGGCAGCGGCTGCATTTGGAGATCCTGTTAATGATCCTGCAATTTTTGTTAGTTGTTGGAGAACAAATGGAGATAAATTTCTTCCCTTTTGACCAGCATCAACGCCATCATCTAGAAGTGTTTTTGCAATAGCACCAAAAGTTGTGGCCGCTTCTCCACCCAAAGATAAATCAGAATAGGCTTGACTATGATTAAAATTTAATGTATTGGGCATATACAGAGCAATACTGTCTGTAGTTCTTTTAGTAGTTCTTAGAAAAGTTGAATTGTCTAATGATCCTAAATCTGATCCAATAGTTTCAAAAGTAGAATCTACTGCGGTAAATATATCTTGTGTTACACCGCCAGTAATTTGATTTATTGAGTTCACAGTCTTTTCATAAGCATCTTTTGCAATTTTTGCAGTATTAACATCAAAATTTTTCTTAAGGAATTCATCTACGCTATTTGCGCCTCTTGAGCCAAGACCAATTCCTTCTTTAGCTAATCCGCCAATATTTCTATATCCAGTTTGTCCAGCTAACGCTTCTCTATTTCTATGTATTGCTGACCGTGAATCCTCAGCCAATCTTGATGAATATTCAGTTTTATTCTGAACATTAATATGAACGACCATATAATGTCCTTTGTCCACCGATCCAATATCAATAGGATATCTCAATATATTTTGACCAAATGCTTCTCTAGGCAAAGGTCCGACAGTTCTAGCTTCTTGTGCTTTATAAGTTATGTCAGATAGGGTAAAAAGTGCCATGTTGATCCTGTAGTTTTACTACATATTTATATGTCTTATGGAACTAATTCTTACAAAGGTAAGTTTACCCCACAAAACCCCCAAAAATATAACGGCAATCCAGATAACATAATCTATAGGTCATCTTGGGAATTGCGTTGTATGAAGTGGTTTGACGATAATCCGAACATCATTTGGTGGTCATCGGAAGAATTGGCTATTCCATACTACAGTCCAGTTGACCAAAGAATGCACCGCTATTTTCCAGATTTCATTATCAAAGTCAAACGAAAAGATGATACCATTATGACTTATGTAGTTGAGGTCAAACCAGAAGCCCAGACCAAAAAACCAACACAAAAGCGTAAGACAAAGCAGTTTATAAAAGAATCCATTACATACGTTGTTAACCAGATGAAATGGAAAGCAGCCGATGAATTCTGTCACGCACATGGCTGGCAATTCAAAATAGTTACGGAAAAAGATTTAGGCATTTAATCTGTAATAAATACATTTATGGCTTACTTAATGGACAGAATCAATCAGCAGTTGCAAAAGACTGGTTATACGGCTCGTAGTAGACAAGCCCGTGATTGGTTGCGTTCCAAAGTTGGTGATTTAAAACCAACGCCTCAAAAATTAATGCAGGACCGTGAGAGACAGACAACCTCACATTTTATCGGTCACATGTACTATTTTTATTATGATCCGAAAACGAAGGATAAGTTGCCATATTACGACAAGTTCCCATTGGTTCTACCAATACAACTATACCCAGACGGTTTTCTAGGGCTGAATTTACATTACATTCACCCAAAGCAACGTATCATTCTTTTGGATAAATTGAGCGAACATGCCACCGATAATCGCTTTGATGCACAAACCAAGCTAAGATTAAATTATCAAATGCTGGCTGCATTCTCAAAAGCGTATGAGGCGACACCTTGCATTAAGCGATATCTAGGTTCTCATGTGCAATCTAGATTTGTTGAAATTCCAGCTGATGAATGGGACATTGCCGCCTTATTACCGGTTGAACAATTTGAAAAGGCAACAAAGAACAAAGTCTGGGCCGATTCTAGGAAAAAATTCTAATGTCATTTTTACCCCAATTATTTTTAGCCAACATAAAGGCTAAAGAAGGCTTAGCCCGTCCAAGTCGTTTCCAAGTTATATTACCAATACCACAATATATTAGCAAGTTTGTTGAGAATGGTTTGCTTGAGCAAATTCTTAATTTACCAAATTCAGTTTTTTCGGATGTTACCGCAAGAGTGCTTGGCGGAGAACAAACCCGTTCTTACAATTCATCTATTTCAAGATATCTAGCACTTCAATGCGAAGGTGCTGAATTGCCGGGCAAAACATTACAAACGGCTGATGTATCAATTTATGGACCAGGATTCAAAGTGCCATATACAACCCAATATGATGAAATTGCACTAACCTGGGTTTGTACAAATGAGTTCTATGAAAGAAAATTGTTTGACCGTTGGATGGAAGCAATAGTTCCCAACGACACAAACAACGCTAGATTTCCTAAGGGCAAAGAAACATCATACATGACTAACGTTAAAATTGTTCAGTATGATGATTTCATTAAACAGATTTATGCTGTAGAATTATTTGATGCTTTTCCTATTGGAATAGGAGCACAAACACTTTCTTGGTCGGATGATGGGTTTCATAGATTGACTGTTAGATTTTCATATCAGAAATTCAAAACAATTTATGAAGGTGATTATGACCTCGGTGCGGCTGCGGCTGCACTTCTTGGTTCTTCCATTGCTGGAGTACCCGTTTCACAAATCCTACAATCGCAAATTAGAGGAACGGCTGAAGCTGTGAGAAGAATATTTTAATTATTTGGAGATTATATGTTACCTAAAATTGATGTGCCTTTATATGAAATTACTTTACCATTACTAAAAAAGAAAGTAAAGTTTAGACCGTTCTTAGTTAAAGAAGAAAAGATTCTTTTGATGGCTGCGGAATCAGAAGACCAAGATGCGATACTTTTGGCCGTGAAACAAATTATTAATAATTGTTGCGTTTCTGATATTGATATTGAAGAATTGCCTATTCTAGATTTTGAATATTTCTTTATGCACTTAAGAGCAAGATCCGTTGGTGAAGTTGTTGACTTGCAATACAAATGCAATAATACTATTAGTGGAGAAGGTGAAGAGGAAAAGAAATGCAACGCTTTAGTAAAATTGAGTTTTAATGCTCTGGAAGTTGAACCTGTAATTGGCGATATAAACAACAAAATTCAATTAACACCAAATTTAGGTGTTGCATTAAAATATCCTAACTTTAAGAACATTGAAGACATTAGTAAGATACAAGATTTATCATCAAGCGATTTAATTTCAAAAACGATTATCAGTTCTATTGATTTCATTTATGATAACGAATCAATGTACTATGCTAAAGATACACCAGAAGAAGAATTGGTAGATTTTATTGATAGTTTGACCAGAGAACAATTTGGAAAAATTCAAGAATTCTTTGAGAGCATTCCCAAACTTAAAAAACAAATTAAGTTTACTTGTCAAAAGTGTGCTTATGAGGAAGAATTGATGCTTGAAGGAATCCAAAGTTTTTTCGGATAACCTTTCGTTATGATATTTTAAGTAACCATTACCAAACTAATTTCGCACTAATGCAACATCACAAATATTCTTTACAAGATTTAAATGAGATGATGCCGTGGGAAAGAAATGTATATGTTACTATGCTTCTCCGTCACATTGAGGAAGAAAACGAGAAGATTAAACAACAAAATTTAGCAAGAAGAAAAAAATAAATGGCAACTAAATTCTCACAAATATACAAACAAGAATTAAAATCAAAAGGTGTTTTGAGTTCTCTTGGTTCAGCGGCTTTGAAGCAAAGAAAAGAGAGAATGGATATTAGAAATGTTTTGTTTGGTGGAAGTGGAGTTGTGTCAGCTACTGGCCAAAAAATATTTGGCAAAGGCTTTTCTGCATTAGGTGGTGCACCAAAGTTAAGTTCAGATTCACCACAACAAAGTGCGGCTATAAATGCTTTAACTATTTCAAGCGAAAAACAAGAAGGCTTATTAAAAATTGTTGCTAAAAATACTATGAACATGAATTCTATGGCTAGAGATATGAATATCACTAGACAAAACATAGCGTCCATGACTAAAAAAGTAGCAGGTAAATCATCAAGAGGTGCGGATGCACTTTGGATGGGTGCGGAAAAAAGAAATGCATTACTAGCTGACAAAAAAACAACACCGACAAACACTAATAATACCACAGAGAGTAGCGGCGGACTTGGTGGTATTTTTTCTGGAATAGGTAACATTCTTTCCGGTGGTGCTGGACTAATTGGAGGAGTTGTTTCGGGACTACTTGGCGTAGTTGGAAAAGTGGGTGGTGGAATATTAGGCGCCATCGGTTCCGTTTTAAGTGGAGTTCCCGGCGGATTTATTTTAGCGACTGTTGCGCTTGCTGGAGTTGCATATTTACTCAAACAAGTTTCTGAAAATGTAAATTTTGAAGAATTGAAAACTGATATTCTCAAAGGACTTGGTTTAGATCCTAATGATAAAGACAGGTCTTTATCGGAACAAATATTAGAAAGAATTGGTTTTAGCCGAGAAACTTCTAAAAAAATTATCAACTCAACAAGCGATTTTACAAGAGAAATATCCAAAATATTTGAAGAGCCGGCTAGAATTATGACAATCTATGCCAAAGCCGCTTATTTAACATTAACTGATGTTTTTTTGGGAATAGGAAAACAATTTGGTTTCTTTTTGAATGAATTTTTCCAAGACAATAAAGGAAAAATTCTTATGGCAGTCACCCTCGGTATAGGTTCAGGTTTTGTTAGAAATCCGGCATCATTAGCCGCTGTCGCAGCCGCGGTAGGTGCCGCTGGAATATTTGGTGCAACAACTTCGGCCGAAACAACGAATAGTTTAACTGAAGATTTAAATAAGAAAACTGAAAGTCTAAAGAATCAAGAAAAATTATTGAACGATATAACTAGAGCTGATCCTAATGATAGAAGAATAGCTGGAAGAAAACAATATATTGAACAACAAAGACAACTAGTTGATGAAGCTAGAATAAAATTAGACGCTAAAAAAGCTGAACAAGATTCTTTAATGCCAAATATTAGAGATAGGATGAATAGAAATGTTACAGATTTGGAAGAACAGTATCCCAAAACCAAATTTACTCCACAAAAAATAGATTCAAATTCACAAAAAGAAACAGCTAATCTAATTCTAAAAAGATTTATGGAAGCAGGTTTTACTTATGAACAGGCTCTTGGCGCTATAGCAAATGCGTCAGCAGAATCATCTTTAAATCCAAAAGCAAGCAATGTTAATCCAGAAACAAAAGATGATAGTCACGGATTATTTCAATTGAATAGACGAGGAGGATTAGGATCTGGGTATAGTGTGGAACAGTTGCATGATGCAGAAACTAACATAGCAATTGCAATACGAGAAGCTAAAAAATCTTCAAAGTTCAGAACATCAAAAACAGTTGAAGATGCCGCAAGAGCATTTATGGAAGATGTTGAAAGACCTAAAGACCAATCCAACAAAGAATTACAAAGAAGATTGAGTTTGCCAAATTTTACAGGTGAAAAAATTTCTAGTTCCAGCACAGAATTAAATGACGGTACTAGAACACTTAGTTTAGCTGGCGCAGGCTCAATTGCACCGACAGTTATTAATAACAACAATACGACAAACACATCATCCGGTGGTACCGCAGTAGCTTCATCATGGAATAAAGATGCGGCTGAATTGTTTGTCACAAACGCATACGCATGAAAAACCCCGCACTAGGCGGGGCAAACTAAGTTCTGAAGAAGTTTAGTTTATTGTTCAGCTAACGATTTGAAGTAATCCAAGTCATCATCTACAGTAGTAGACACAGGAGCTTTTGCTCTTGTAACTGTTGCTGGCAATTCAACATCTTCTGCACGAATATTAGGAACTGCATCACCTTCAAAGCCAAGAACTTTATCAAGGCGAGCCTTAAGTTGTTCATATGGTTTGAAATGTTTCTTGTCCGTAAAATCTTTCAAAGAATGTTCTTTGGTGTAAATTGCTTCCAATTTATCATCATCACCATCAAGCAATGCAGACTTATCAGCAAATTCTGATTTGTCGTAGTTGCGATATCCCTCAACATTACGAATCTTCAATTTGAAGTTAGCACCTTCCCACAAGTCAAATGGGTTCAAAGGTGTTTCATCGGGAAACTCAGGATTCATCACTTCGGAAATCTTATCAAAGATTTTCTTTCCGAATTTATATAAGCGAACAGTACCTTCATTTTCGGGATTGCTTGGATCAGAAATAACATAGATATTCGCAACGTAACTCAAGCGGCGCTTTTGTTTACGAACGATTTCTTTGTTTGCTTCAACACCAGAATTCCACAATGTAGAGTTGTGTTCACAAACGGGACACTTATCACCAACTGTAGTCAAACAGTTATCAATGAACCAGCCGCCTGGTCCTTGAAAGCCGTGGTCAAAACGGCGTACCCATGGAAGTCCATCATCACCATCAATGGAAGGTGCTGGCAGAAAACGAATAACAGCCATGCCGTTACCAGATTTATCTACAGTTGGAGCCCAGAATCGGGTGTCATCTTTAGAGCCAGCCTCAGCAGTTTGTGTGGTGGTCTCAATAGCCTTTGTGAGTTTATCAAGGCTGTCGCGGTTGCGTTTTAGATTAGCGAAAGACATATTATTTTCCTTTGTATAAATTGTATGCGTTGTATAAAATTATCCACATGATTCATTGTATCATGTATTTAGCACACTTTCAATGCGGTCTTCTAACATCATTAAAGTATTACCAATTTCTTTGTGAAGAATACCAATACCACCTGCCGCATTAAACGACTGAATAATATCTTGTGTATCATCAATAAGAATAGTGTTTGGTGTAGCATACTCAGCCTTGTGCTTACGACCGGGAACAACGTTCGCCTTTAGTTTGCCAAGACCATTGTTCGCTAACCAAACAATTTTTTGTCGTTCAACTTCTTTGTGGTGTTTTTGTCCACCAGATGAAGTCAACAACTCAATCGGTAGTTTTGTTTTAAAGCAAAAATCTACCAATTGTTTTCCACCAGGATACCATTCCAAAGTTTCAAATTGCTTGTTCTCAATGAAGTGGTCCCAATGTAAATTAAAATCTTTCCTGTCACGCATTGAACCTGGGAGTTCATTGTATAACTGAAAGTACCGGCGTTCAAAGTTGCAAAGAACACCATCCATATCCAAATAAATTTTCTCAATCATTTCAATTCTTTCAATGCTATTTCACGAAACTTGTTTTTATCAAAATTCAAAAACGGAGAATATTTTATCCATTTTCTGTGTAGTAATGGCCAACGAATATCATCTGAGATTTTTCTTTGCCACATAGGAAGAAAATTCATCATTGAATTCAGTATGCACAAAGTTTCAGTCTGAATAACTTTTTGTAAAGTCATCGTCAATAACTCTGGATATTCACCATCGGTTTTCAATAAATCGTTTATGCTACCACTCTCACCAATCACCGAACAATCATTTTGAAAGTTATAACTCAATGCTTGAATGATAGCCAAACGCCGTATGTTGACTTCATCGGATCCGTCTTCAAGCAAAGTGCCTGCCCAACAATTATCATTGTGTAGAAAATTTGAGATAACAAAATCAACGTAGTCATTTTTACGATTGTTAAACTTGCGGGATAACTTGTAGAAATGGTACTTGTCTTTTCTTCGCTCAAATGTCTCTATGGTGATATTTGTTTTACCGTTGTACTTAAAAAAGTCATAGCCCGAGGTGAAATGCAATTTTAGTACGTGATAGAGGGTGAATGCTTCATAACCAGTCATGCTATAATTATATCACAAATCAAATAGGAAGTCTACGTGTTTTCGGTAACATATTGAGTTCTTGTGCATCAATTTCCACTTTTGATTTCAAGTCTTTGTTTACCAGACTGGATGCTAATTCAATCTCCATGCCAGTCTGATTACAATACTCAATGATTGCTTCCATATAGTTATAGTCGGTTCCAGCTACGAGTTTTTCAATCTCTTCCTGGAACTTAAACATTTCATCTTTTGTCGGCATTATTTTACAATCGTTTCATACAATTGTTCAAATTGTTCATGCACAGCAACTTCTTCATCATAGTTTTGTTTGTGATAAACTTTAACTAGACGATTCACAATATTCTTGGGCAACTTCAAGTCATCACAAATTTCTTTGATTGCTTCCTTAATAAAGTCTTTTTCGCCTTCCATGCGAATCATAGAATTGGAACACTCTTTCATGGCATCAAGCAATTTCTTGCGGTCAGCCTCACTAGAGATTTGATTAATACTAAATTGTTTTACAGCCATAATATACTCCTTAAACGAAACCCATTTTGCTACCCACAGAGCGGGTATTCTTTTCTTCAATTTGTTTGTTAAACACTTCTGCGATAGTCCAGCTATCACGCTTACCATCAAGTTTGACACCGATTTTCTTAGCCAATGCTTCGGCTTCTTTTTGTTTCAATGAATCAAAAGAAACGATATCAAAACAACGACCTGGGCGAATCAACGCAGGATCAATGTCACGGATACTTGGCAAGTTAGTTGAGAAAATCAACTTCTTTCCTTTTGTGGTAACAAGACCATCGCCAACGTTTAGGAAACGATGCATCATGGTGTTACCATCGCTACGTGCTTTCAGGAAGTTATCAGAATCTTCAAGCACCATCACACCTGTTTCATCTTCAATGAATCGTGCGAACAGATAATCTTTCTCCAGAATTGCGGCATCATATGTCACAATAGCAGAGGAGTTACTGTGTGCAAGAAGACCACGGATGAAAGTTGTCTTGCCAGTTCCTGGTGGTCCAATCAACAAGAGAATGTTTGCATTAGATTCCAGATAACGGTCATAGTATTCAGTCAATGGTTCTTTGAGGAACGGATACATTTCATCAACAGGCAAACGCTCGGCATTCAAAGGAACATTCACGCTATCACCATTTGCACCGTACACCCACTCAATATATGAGGTAACTTCATCAAAATGTTTTAGAAAAATATCTTCAACATTTTCAATAAAGATTTTATCTCCATAGGTATGTGTTGAGACAGAATTGGAATTCACATCATAACGAATGAAATTCAAACCTTCTGTAACAATAAGCCCAGAAGAATCTGTATATTGAATGATGTAGTCGCCATCAAATTCTTCATTGATAAAGTCTTGCCATTTTTTACGATTGCCGTGCATCTTCAAATCAGAATTGAAAGTGGACATTTTCTTTTCTGTCCGCGAATCAAGTAATTGCAAGTGCAACCAGTCAGCGTAATCTGATGCTCCGACAAAAAATTTATCGTTCGCACCGCTTTTCATTTCATTCATATTCATATCCATTGCGTCATAAGTCCAAGAGTTTAAACTACGTTTCTTTCTACCGCGTCTCCGCGAAACCCGGTGTCTTACGGGTGCACCTTCGCCAACACTAGATGAGAAAGCCTTCAATTCTCTAAAAATTCTATCTACTTCACTCATTTTCTAACCGTGGCTGCGTAAGTTATACAGATTGCATTCATGTTTGTTTCATATGCACACTTAACAGAAACTGGATCAACACCTTTGGCAATAGCCGCTTCAATGTTTTTTGCCATATTGTTTCTATCGTTTATATTATACATGAAAATACTTACAATAAACGTACAACAAACTATTGTTGCTGAGATGCATACCGTAATTAAGTTATTGTTCATTTTAAATGATTCCTTTGTTTCTGTCAATTTTGTCGCCTTTACTCTTGTAGAAAATATGCCTGCCAATTTGTTTCTCCCTTTTTAGTTTTGTCCAACCTGGATTCACATAATCAGCATGGTAATAAGTTGCACCGTTTGTTACATCGGTCATTCTTTCAAAATTCAAGAAAAGGTTTGTTGATAACTCTAAAATCTCATTATACAACAAAGTGTTCTTGATTGTCAATGTCTTACTGGTAAATGTGCTGTCACAATACCAAGAAAATTGGCAAGTGTTACCAGTCTTTTGCTTTACAACTCCGCATATGTCATTCGCATATCCAGACTGTACTCGGTTGAAGGTTACGAATGCTACAGCTTTCTTACCTTCGTTTGGTTCATGCGCGGCTTCAAAATAAATGTTCTCAGCTAGGCATGTTACCTGTTTCTTTGCATCCATAGTGAGTGCATTGAATGTTGACTTCATCGGTAGAATGTTATGTGTATCAACATTCACTAATGATAATGACAAAATTATTGATGAGAAAATTATACTCAAAAGTATAGGTTTACTTCGCATCTGTTTCCTTTCTGTGTGTGAATGCCAGATAACTGGCATACCTCCAATTACGATTTCTTAGAGACTTTTGGAGTTTCTATAGAAACATTAGAAACGAAACCACTAAGAGAAACGAAACCATTAAGCACTTGTGCTTTGGCTATAATTTCTGATTCGGAGGGATATGGCGGAAAGCCTGGGTGTGCTGGCGGTGTCTCGCCTTTGATTTTTGCAGATTCACATTGCATGGACCAATCATTGCTGATTTGTTCACGCTTACCATAATAATCATCTGATAGCATTCCTTGTGCCATTTTTAATAGGTCAAGGCGTATCTCAAAAGGTGTCATGTTTGACATAGTTTCTCCTGTGTGTTAGTGTGTGTTAGTTTTTATTGAGAACTAACAAACTCTTATATTAGAATCCTACAGAAACTGTAAGTCCGACCGCACGGTCTTGAATATCTTGATAGCTTTGGCTAACACCAACACCAACAGATACTTTGCTGATAACTGGCATGTCATAGCTAACAAAGGCTACAGATTGTTTTGGATTTGCGCTGTTCCAATTTACTCGGGTCTTGGCACCAACCATGGCATAACCAGGACCAACTTTAGCGCCAGCGTTTGCGCCGACTAGACCATACTCATATGGCTTATCACCGTTGCCACCATTATCAAAACCAACGCCAACGAATGGGTTGATACCGAAAACTGTCTTACCTGCGGTAAGTTCCAAACTATTAAACATAGATTGATTGTCATTAGTACGTGCATTACGATTTTGTAATCCAAGATTGAAACCACCCAATGAGGTACCAGCACGAACATATTGTGCGATACTTTGTTGGTTGCTTACTCGGTCAGTAACTTGGTCAACACCATACGAAACAAAACCACCGGCTTGAGCGGCAGTTGCGATTGCAAATAAACTTGCGATTGCGATTTTCTTCAAAATAAAACTCCTTGTTAATAAATTGGTAGGTTATTCTGTTACGAGGAAACCTACCGAAACCCTAAGCGGCGTTTAGGCCGCTAAAGCAAAACTTTCGTCATTTGCATTTACGTTTTTTGCTTGATTTACGGTCATCGCCTACCGTGCTGTCCACGCATGTACTTGTTGCCCTGTCGAATCTAGGTCACCCCCATCATAAAGATTTTATCTCAGTAATGATATCATAAACTTTTGAATAAGCATCGGAAATCTTTTCTAAATTTTCTTCAGTCAATGTTATTCCCTCACGGGCTTCACACTTAACTAAATCTTTAGCTAAGTTTTCCTGCAATTCTTTAAGTTTATTATCCACTTAAATCCTTATGGTGGAGGTGGGGGGATTCGCACCCCCGTCCAGGACACTTTTCTCTTTGCTTCATACAGCAATAACACTAATTATAACACAACAAAACTAGGTTGTCAGGTAATAATTGTTTTTTTCTCGGTAAAAACTAATGTAATCTAGTAAAGTATTTATATGTTTTCTCATTGGCTCCACAAAGATGATTGGGTTGTCTTCCTGTACAGCCATGATAACAACTATTTGGTCAATTCTTACACCAATCAATTCTTCATACATCAATGCATAAGCGGTACATTGAGCAAAATATGCAGGAATATCTTCTCTTGTTTTCACTCTGCTGGATGTTTTAAAATCAATGACAGAAAGAACACCATCATATTCGGCAATACAATCTACACGCCCAGCCATGCCAAGTTTTGTTGACCACAATGCACATTCTTGATAATGAATGTTGTTGATTTTATTTAAATATGGTTGTACCTTTTTAAATAGTTCCAACGCATCAGGCATTGGCTTACCCAACTCTTGATTGTTCAAATACTTTTCGCATAGCGTATGCATACGTGTACCACGACCAGAAGCAATCCGTGAAATGCGATTTGCTTCATCTGCACCAACACGCTGTCGCCATTCGTAAATAGCTTTCTTACCCATTGCGCCCAAGACGGTTGTTACCGATGGTAATCTCTTACCATCTGGCGTTACATAAAATCTTCCGTTCTCTAGTGTCTCGGATTTTAAGTCTTCAAGTTTCTTGGGTGGGCAATAGGTAAACATAATTTAATTGGTTGAATCCTCATGTTGCATCTTAGCTAAAATATAATCTTTCACAAGTGATGACCGAACAATGTCATCTGCGGTAAATTCAATTCTAGTGAATGCATTCATGTGCATTGCAATATCAAAGAATTTTAAAATACCACTCATATCATTTTTCTTTTTGTTCAAGTCTGTTTGGCGATAGTCACCACACCAAATAATCTTTGAGCGATAACCAACACGGGTCATAACAGTATCAATTTCTTCAAAGGTCAAATTTTGCATTTCATCAACAATAATAATCGCATCATCAAATGACATACCACGAATGAATGATGTTGAAATGAATTCAACATATCCCTGTTCTTCAAGTCTTTGATACGCATCTTTGCGACCAAACAAAGTGTGACAAATTTGTTGATATGGTTGCTGATAGATTTCCATCTTCTCCGCAACATCGCCAGGTAAGTGTCCCATATCTCTTGATTGTACCGCTGAACGGACAATAATAATTTTGTGAAATGGATTACTCTTATCTAAAACTTCTTCTAGTGCTTTGTATAACGCACAAAATGTTTTACCTGTTCCTGCTACACCATGCAATGCTACAAAATAATCGCCTCTCTTATATGCATCAAAAAATAATTTTTGATTGTTTGTTAGTGGGTCAAAAGTCTTTAAATCATCTATTCTGATTTTTAGTGCATTCGTTGGTTTTAAATGTACATCAGATTCATCAACAAGTCTAATTCTTGTATTTGCTTTTCTTGCCATGAAGACCCTCTATATTTTTGATGCCATTATCCCTTTGTGTGTTTTTTAATCACCTGTTCGGTTCTGGCTTGTTTAATGGATTTTCTTCCGTGCTTATCCGCAACTGCACTAGCAGGATGAGCCTCAGAGATTTTTGAAAGAACCTCTTTGAACCCATCGGGAACACGGTTTTGTTTTGATGTAGACACGCCCGACACAATCGCAGGTGCAGTCATCACAGATTGAATCTGTGGATTGGTTTTCAGATATTCTTCACGTTCAGAAAATTTCATAAACGCTTCAAATTCTTCACCAGTTTCAATATTCAGGAAGTTATATGTAGGCATGTTACACTCTTATATAGCACAGAACCAGGAAGGAATATTTCTTTTCTTCCAGTTTGCAAGATGATTTTTGTTGTTTATGTAGTAATTTCTGTATGATGCAATAGAATCACCAGGAATTTTCACTTCATCTGGCATAGCAGGTGTTGGTTCAGTAAATGGACCAACAGGAATATTTTTGGGTCTATAACTCAGTGCTTGTGAAAGTCTTTCACATGAATGAATTTTACCATAACGATGCGTGTATTCGTCCATCAGTGCGCCAAACAGTCTGTACAACCAAGCATAGTTGGCATCAGATTGTCTTACCCATACGGCTGAAGGATGATTGATATGAGTAGACATATAAAGCACAGATTCACGCCCGTCAGGAAGAACATATCTAGTTTGTTTGCGACCAGTTTTAGAGAGGCCAACAGATTGAGTACCATCAAGAAAACGATGAGCAGTAGAAAGTAATTGAGCATATTCAAGGATCATTTTAACGGTGTGTTTGTCGTTGTGCATTTCAGCACATTTGTAAACATCGTGGTCAAGGTAAAAAATATTCATATGTTACCAATGGCGAATTACGCCTGCTATAATAAAAATGTTAGTGATGACGTATGATAACACAATCAGCGACCGAATGCAAGCAATTTTATCGGCTTCTTTGTTATCTTCTCCAGCTTTTTCGCCTAATGCTTTAGCCCATAATTTCCACATTCCGATTCTCCATAGAAAAAAACCTGGGCATTGCACCCAGGCTAAACTTTAGAAGTTTTTAACTTAAGCCGTAGTAGAAGGCTCGGTAACCTCAGTCACAGTAAGGACTTCGGTTTCTTTTGCAGGCTTTGCTTGCAAATCTTTTAGCGTTTTCACAGCATCAAGAACGATACCGCGGTCACGCCAATATTTAACAACACCGTCGGATGTTGGATTCATAAGTTGATACGATTCAACTTTACGACCATCTTTCACGACACGGATAACGGCTTCACTCCGAATTTTAATTTCAAGGATGTGAGCCGACAATTTATATTTCAAGGCATCGCCGAGCAAATTCACAAACACATCTTTTTTAACCGCATCACCAGTCATAAGCAATTGGAAGATTGGCTCCCATGCTTTCAAACGAACGGCTTTAGCTGGTTTAACATTTTTGGCTTTAGTCATAATAAACTCCATTTAATTTAAGAAAATACATTATACAATAAAAATTGCCATCTGTCAACCAGATGGCTGGTAATCATGCGGCTTTTTGCAACATGATGGTAGGATACTTAACAAATCCGGTAGTATCCTTTTTTGCTTTGCCTTTAGCATAGAGACCGACAATCACACCCTTGGGGTCAAGGAAACGCAAGTCGGATTCATCGCCATTAAAGACTGGGCGATTGAGGTAATCAACAGGCATCGGCAATGTTTTTTTGATACCGAAGACTACCGCAACATTCAAACCTTCATTCATAGCCCTCAACACATCGGAATCGTTACCGTCCGCGGCTGAAAACGTCAATTGATAATTTGAATACTCTTTAACTTTACGACCAAGCACCTTGGTGTAATCGTAAAATTGGACTTCTGGGAAAGCGGTGAAGATGTTGCGGAATAATTTACCGTTGCGAACAACCTCGTATTTTTCCCAAGACAAATCGGATGTGCCGTTCAAGCGGAACACAGGCACCAATTCCATTTTTTTGCTTTGCTTGATACCCAACTCAATATCTTTAACCAGTGTAGTCATAAATTCTACGCGGTTCTCAAAAAACATTTTTGTTTTGCGGATGCGGGCTTGTTGAATAACGTTGGTATTCTCGCCACGCTTGAACATGCCGCCACGACCAGCGGTATTGAGACATGCCGCGGTACAACCATCGGTGCGCTTGGGACATGTTTCATAACCCGACAAATTAGCAGGGGCTAAATGTAAGATATAGGTGTTATATCCTTGTGACATGCCTTTGAGTACTTTAGGATTACCAGTGGAGAGCAATTTCATTTTCAACGTCTTTCTATCAATCTATGAATATAGTATAACAGGACTGGCAATAATGTCAAGCATTTTTTGAAGTTGTCGCAGAAATACAACATTAGTACCTAAGTATTAACATTACCACACAGCCAGCGGCTAGAATACTAAAGGTTACAAGTCGGCCCAATAGTGCGCCGAAGAATAATCCTAAAACAAATATACTACTTGTGGAAATGAATACTTCCATCTTACCGCCTCATGTTTGCTTGGTCTCGGGCTTCTTCTACAGAAAAAATTGGCACCGCATTACTCTTATGTAAAGTGCCGATACCTTTCATTTCGGTACCAGTGTACACTTTGCCATGAATGGGCTTTGTTGCAGAACCGCCGGGCGTGACCATGCTCGGATACTTTTTTGAATCACGATCCGCAGGAATAGTCAACTTGGGAAATTTATTTTGTAAAATCACTTTTGTCTTCTTAATGGAAAAATTTGTGGTCATGCTATTGACACTTTGGAGCCAAGCATCATACTCGGCCAATTCTTTTTTTGTTTTCTTTTTAGGTTTACTCTTACCCAAGCGACCATGTATAATCATGCTAATTCAAATCCTGAGTTTACTGCAACTGTCCAAACTTTCCAGCTTTTTCGTTGGATTGTTGTTGTGGGAATTTTATTCTCAATACAGAATTTCCAGGCTTCAAGAAAAAAAGAAAATTCACGCATCATGCCACCTTTTCAGTTACTCGTTTCATCACGGTTTTATATGCTTGAACATTGGTGATTGTATAACCATGAAGCAAGGTACTCTCAACCAATGCTAAGGATTCGTTGATAGATTCTTCATCCTCAAGTGAATAATTCCGAACATACTTGAAATTGTAGTCGGTAAGTGTTTCTACCATTAGTGCAAACTGATCCATATTATCCCTTAATTTTATTCAACAAATTTTTAGCCACAGTTAGGTCTTCAACATCATCCAAGCATTGTTCCATTTCTTGAACCATCAATTCGGAACGACCAATCCGAAGTAATTTTATTGCATAATTTAAGTCTTCAAGATCCATTTCTTTTGCCATATCGCACAATTCTGCCCTAGAGCAATGCGTCAAAAAATTTAGATTATCACGGTCCCAGTCATTCATATACTCTCCTAATTAACAAAGATAAATCAGTATAACACAAGTCAGGATATTTTGCAAGCATAGTGTTACATTTTTGCAACAGCGGTAATGTGCTTGCATTTTCCATGGTACTTGAAACCGATACAGGTGCAGGAATATTGCTTGCCGCTTTGCGTTACAATATATTCGCCTTTGCTACCTGCGACCTTGAATTTTCTGATACTCTGAACCGAGCCAGAAATTACTTTGACATTCCGTAGCCATTTGCCAGGAATTATTTTGACAGGATATAATGCATCGGTAGTTTCAAGAGAAAAACTATCCGCATCAACCCATTTTTGACTTTTGACAACTGTGCCAGTAAACTCTACATCCTCATACGGCTCTGGTGCGTATAAGTAATTAGTTCTAAGGCGAACAGTAACGGAAACTTTTGAACCAACGGAAGGGATATTCATAGTGCCTATTATATCAGAATATAAGCACCTGTCAACCCTCTTGTTGTTTTTCTACAACATCAACCTTGTAGGAGTTGTTTGTTGTCGGACTCTTTTAGGTCTTCTTCAAATTCCTGCATTTTCAAGCGAGATAAAACTTTTTTAAGTTCCGCAACATCACCAGAATCTGTTTTGATTCTAGCTTCAATTTCTTTTATTTGCTTTTGGATAACTTGCGTCATACTCATTGTTTTCTTCCTTTACCAAACGATAAAAAGATTTATCGTGGTGTTTTTGTTTTGGTTGTTTCCAGTCGGATACTGAATCTTCTTTTTTCCGAAATTTAGTTTTGTAGACTTTCTCTACCTTAGTGCCACCAATCATTTTTTCTTTTGATTAACCTCCGTTAAAGAATGCGGTCAGCTACGCCTAGCTTAATAACTTCATCGGCTGTCAGCCAAACATCGCTAGGTGATAAAAGTTTGGCTTTAACATTACGTGCGGTCATGCCCGTAGCCTCTTGAAGTATACTTAACATTCTTTGATTAGTCAATTCAGCCTCTTTTGTGAATGACTTTAGGTCGTGGTGTTTTCCTTCGTAGGTGTCAGAATACTGGTGACACATTATGCTACAATTTTTGGAAATTAATCTTTCGCCTTTTTCACCAGAAGCAAAGATTAGAAATGCAGCCGACATAACAGCACCAACACCAATCGTGCGAATTCTATTCTTGCTTATACGCATCATATCAATTAGACCAAGTGCTTGATACAAATCACCACCTGTGGAATTGATATACAACTGTAAAAGTTTTTCTGGTTCATGGTAAGCATTCTCATAAACTAACCATTGTGTAGCTTTGAGAATATTTTCTTCACTTATATCGCCGCTCAAAAAGAAGATATGATTGTCAAGGAATACATTGTCAAACTTATCTTGGACATTGAAAGGTATGTCTTCAGGTGGTTGACCTAGCCTCTTCCCACTCATAGGCCGATTTGATGATGGATGATATATCATGTTTTGGATTAAAATTCAAAATGGTTTTTGCTTTGGTGATATCAGCGACCAAATGACTTGGATCACCTTTTCTCCTTGGCACTATATTATATTTTACTTTTTTACTGCTTACTTTTTCAACTGTTTTTATAACATCAAGAACACTATAACCAACTCCTGAACCTAGATTAAAAACTCCAGATTCACCAGAATTGTCAAGATATTTTACCGCTTCTAGGTGTGCATCAACAACATCACAAACATGGACATAATCTCGGATACATGTTCCATCTGGTGTGTCATAGTCATTTCCATACACTTCAACGGTATTTAGATTTTGTAGAATTCTAGGAATTAGATGTGTTTCTGGCTCATGGGATTCACCCATTTCACCATCCGGATCAGCGCCAGCAAGATTGAAATATCTGAAAATCACATAATTCAAACCGGAATCTTCAATTGCATATTCACAGGACATTTTACTGTTACTGTATGGATTGTTACTTGTGGTGCATTCATCTTCTGGTATCTGTATGGCTCCTGCCCAATAAACACCAGCGGTTGAAGAAAAGATGATTTTATTTACACCATAATTCTTCATCACATTTAGAACATTAACGGTACCGCCAACATTCACATCCCAAAATTCAGTAGGATACTTTACCGATTCACCAATTTCAATCCGACCAGCTAGGTGAAATACAACATCTACAAAATGATTTTGGAGAATATTTTCTAAGAGAAATCTATTCCGAACATCGCCACAATAAAATGCATCCACATAAGAATGTGTTGGACCAATCTTTTTGTCAAGGATGATTACTTTCCATCCTTGTTGCTTTAGTTTTTTACTTAGGTGTGAACCGAGATAACCTGACCCACCGGTAATGAGCGCGGTTCTATTTGCAATAGCTTGTTCTTTTTCCATGGAAAGTTACCATTATATTTTGTTGAATTGATAGCGTTGCCGCTTTCAAAGAAATCTGCTTTCACAGAATTTGGATTACCATCTAAGCGATAGCAAAGAGTGTGTGCATTGGTGCAATCGTAATTGGGAAAATGGGTTGATAGTGCTTGATAAAATTGTCTATCAGCACCCCACTGCCCATACCATGCATGACCGATGCGAACAGCAATATCACGCTTAATAGCAAAGCTGGAAGTATCAATGTGGTTAACTTTCTCGTCAAAGAAAACAGGCCACTTTCCAAGGCTTTCGCAATTGTCTTCGCAGAGTAATTTTTCATCTTTATCGTAAATCTTTCTAAGGCTATACGCCCAATCATTTCCCTTTTGTATCACCTTAACAAGTTTTTCAACGTGACACGGATCAATCCAATTGTCTTCATCAAGGTAAATAATTATATCAGCATTTACCAAAAATGAACATGCGGCATAAACACGATGGCCGTACCAACCTTTGCCCACATTTTCTTCAATTTTTATTACACGGACTTTTTCAGAACCTTCAATGATTTCATCAACTTCTTTCCAATACTGAATACCATCCATGAAAACGTAATGCGTCAAATCATCATATGTTTGACGGTCAACGGATTCAATACACTTACTGAGATACTTGGTTCCGATTGTCGGTGTTATTACCGCTACTTTCATTTTCATCCTTAAAAATCAGCTTGGCACCACCAATCGTGCCAGGCATTTCAATCAAACGTTCATCATCTTTTAAATCACGACCAAAAATTGCATCCCACCGATTATCATATTCTTGTTGGGTAATGCTAAATGGTCTTGGCTTACTGCCTTTACCACCATCAGACATTTCAATCTCCTAAATCAATATCAGGAAAAGCCTCTTTGACTAGTTTTGGGGTAAGGAAAGGAATACGCAAATCTTTCTTCATAGCCCTAACAAGCAAATCAGCCTCATCTTTGTGAAGTGCTTCCAATAATGGAACTAACAAATTTAGTTGCTTTTTAGCAGTCAATCCTTGTGCCCTACGTGGATGCCCAGCAATAAATCGGTATAATCTAGGTATCTCATTGTGGAGATAGAGAATGTTTAGTCCCTCTGGCTCTTTTGCTGGTTTATATTCTGGAATCTCTACATCAAAAATTACATTCGGATTAAAAACTGCAACCAAAAACTCTTTGAGATTTTTATCGCCATGTTGTCGCAAAACATTAATTTTATCTGCTCTCTTTTCTGTTTTCTCAAACAAAGCAAAGATTTCGTGATACATCAAATCATTCATTTATTTTCCTTAAAATTCATCAATTACTTCCAGCAAATTCTTTAGCCGATTCGCAATCATGTAATTCATAAATTGCTGGCGGGTTGCTGGTTTTGTTTCTATGTATGTATCTATAATGTTTTTTGAGATTGGTCCAGGAATCATAGTCAAATCAATCAACTGTTTGTTCCGCGACCAATTCCGCATTTGCGTTTCATTAAATTTACTTGTGCCCGTTTCAGCAACTTCTTCCAGAAACTTCTTGGTCACAGATTTTTGGCGAATGCCATCAATGATACAAGTATCAGGTGACAAGATGTTTGGAATACCGTCACCCTTATCGCCAGTAACAATCAACTCATTCAATTGTTTGATTGGATCATTCGTTTGAATAAACTTTTTCATTGTTGGTGAATATTGTTTAACATTCGGATAAATTTGCAATTGAACAAAGTCTTTATCGGATGATAAAATCAATACGGCTTCATTCTTGGAATATGCCTGTGTCAATACACCAATAATATCATCAGCCTCAGCGCCGTGAATGTCAATCACCTTGTACGGAGAATGGTCTTTCAACTCTTGGCGAATCTTGGACATACAATCAAAAATTGCAGTCCAGTCATGCCCAGATGCATCACGATTTTTCTTTCGGTGACCTTTGTATGGCGGGAATATTTCTCTGCGCCAATAGTGGCGATTATCGCAAGCAATAATCACTTCACCGTACTCTCGGAATTTCTTCACATTAGAACGGATAGTATTGAGAACCATGTGGCGAACCAAAGATTCTTCAACTGGTGTTTTTGAGGAACCAATTTGTTCCATCAAGTTAGCAATAACAACTTGGTTGTAGTCAAATATAATCATATGGTCATTATAGCATAAGTTTTTAGAAAAGGTAGGTAATCATAGGACACGCAATAGGACAACATCTTTATTAAGTCTACCAGTCAACAAAGATTCTTTTGTAGCAATACCAGTCAGCACATTACGCAAAGCTATTTTACCAGCTTTCAATACTTCTGGCAACATTTCGCCTGGCTTTCGTACTGTCTTACTTATAGATTTGGATTCCGTGTAATTTGTGACACAGGTGCCTTTAACGCTAAATCCACCAGCATCATCGGCATGATACACACCAAGTTTTCTTGTTTTGGTATTGAACACCCATAACTGCATTGCACCAATGATATCTTTCGGCTTGATTGATACCAATTTCAAGTCATCAAATTTTTCACAATACTGGACTTTGGATACAAGTTGGTCCGGTGTTTTTGCTTTGCGTTTTCGTGGCTTACGATTTATTTTAGCCTCACCAGCAATCTTCATCGCATCGGTAATAATTGTGTCGCAATATGCAACCAACTTCTTCAACTGCGGCTTTGTAAAATTGGAATAGCCCTCACGCACATCCGCGTCTTTTGTGTTTAAAACATCATCAAATTCACTTCGGCGTTTTTTGAAAATATCAACCAATTTATTGGCATGCATTCCTTTTGCTCGGTCTTGCATAATTGCAAACGGCGATGGCATGGTATTAAATTTACTGGTAACAACTTCATCAATTGCACCTTCAAGGTCGCCGGCAATCTCCGATATTTTCTCGTTCAATCGGTCTTGAATAGATGGACCTTTATCAACGACAACAACTGGCGCTGGTGTATCATCAACAAAAAATAAATTCTTTTTGATGTATGCACGACCCTTATCACCAATATCATTCCCGTTCAGCACCAAACGACACAACCATCCAACAGTCAAAATACCATTGGATGTATCAATCTTGCCTTGAATTTTATTTTTCTTGACGTATAAATTTATGTAATTTAATGCGTCTTTGGATTCTTTGTTTTGGTGGTACCAATTTAGCGTATGAACTAATTCCAGTTTAGACATTGGTTCACTAAATCGCGGTTCATCATCAATCCGAACTCTTGCTGGCTTTGCCATCTTTCAACTCCTGAAAAGAATATTTTCTATAATCTGTCATTACAAGAATACCATCTTCGGTTTCTTGGTATGCTTTTGATAATGCTCGGGCTACTTCTATGGCTTCGGATTGTGTTTTAAAAACATGACATTCACCAAAGGCTTCAACTACTTTATCAGCATTTAAATATCTAGACATATCTGGCATGTAGCCATCAAATAAACTGCCGTAGTCATTCAAAGGAGTAACCCGATAACCATCGCTTGTTATTAGTATATAAGTCCCTTGAGGCATTTTAATCAAACTCACTTCCTGGATCCATACCGTAACCGTAGTATTCGGCCATTTTTACAACATCCTCATCCGTCATCGGCACGTCAGGAGAATCAACCATCAAAGATTCAAATTCATTTTTCTCAAACATAATAAATTCCTAAAAAACAATTATAACATATCCATCGGCTGAATGCAAGCATTTTTTAACCCAGCGGCAAAGATTTTTGCACAGGCAAGAATGTTGAAAATTCCAATAATCTTGCCGTTGTGAATTACGGCATACTTCTTCATTTTACAATGAAAGGCTTGTTCCAGCTACCGATGTTGATATGTGCATAATATGCGGTATCAAAATAATCGGTTTGGGCATCCGAATTGTCATAGTAATCTGCGGAATACATAGCCTTGACAATTTTGGTCATCAACTCTTTGGCTTTGCCAGAATAGTGATCCTGATACCAGTAAGGATTAACCTGTTCGTAACCAGTTGTATTGGGCTTGAAACCTTTGGACACTTGATAAAAATCTTTACCGCAGGTCTCGTTGGAATTTGCGATAAAGTCAATCGGAGCGGACTTGATTGTGCAAGTAATGGAAAGACTAGAACATTTCAACGAAAATTTAACGCCAGTGCCTTTCAAAGCCGCATCAAGGTTTGCTTTGATTTTTGCTTTACGCTCTTGATTCATATAAGCCATTTGGAAACTCCTTTAATAAAATTTTTACATTGACCAGTAAGATTCACTGGAGGGAGAACAAAAATACGGTGTGTCGTATCGCTCCTGGAATTCTTTACCAGCCATCAGGTTTTTGCGGGTGACATAGGTTTCAAAAACTTCAACAATGAATCCAAGTTCGGACCATTGGTTTGCAACTGAATTAATGTAATCTTTGGTCACAGGTGCAAAGTCACGTTTTTCAACCAAGCGGACACCTTCTTTGGTACGCTTGTCAGTCTTGTAAATTTCAAGGGTGTATTCAATCATCTTGGACATTTTGGCTCTTTCAATCAATCTATAGGTATAGTATAACAGGAATGGTAGGAATGTCAAGTATCACAAAAGTATTAAGTCTTCCGTGTCCATGAGGACACGCTCACGGATATCGCCAAACACAACAATTGGTGTATCTAACACAATAGTATTAGAAACTTTACCGCCGTACTTAACGCGGCTCTCAACAACGACACCAGAGAAAGAATGAGTACCAAGGTACTCACCAGCAACTTTTTGACCTTCTAGAATCCAAGACATTTTCGTTCCTTTTTCAATCTATGGATAGAGTATACGATAAATAGGTAATAATGTCAAGTCTTTTTTTGTTATGTAGTAAAAAAACAACAATAACAAAAAATGGATCCCCTAACCCTCCTTGCCCTTGCTAATGGCGCAGTAGCCGCCATAAAGAAAGGATGTCAACTATACAAGGATATCAAAAGTGCCGCCGGTGACGTAAAAGGTGTGCTTGATGATTTGGACAAACAATTCAACAAGCAACATGAAGGCAAACCTGCTACCAAAGAACAGCGTCAACAATTTGAACAAAAGAAAAAAGAAGTAAGAGCAAATATTGAGAAGGATCCAAATGATGTTATGTCCGTCATTGGAGACCAATTGGGAACATTCTTTGATGCTATGGACAAGATTGAAGAATTGTTCTATGAAGAAGAAAAGAAATCTAAAGAGGTATACGTTGGTGATGTATCACTAAGCCGTAGAGCATTGCAACGTGTATTGATTCGTTCCAGACTTGAACAGATGGAAGTTGAATTGCGTGAGCAAATGATTTACCACGTACCAGCAGACCTTAAAGATTTGTGGACACGATTCCAAGAAATGCGTGGACAAATTATTCAGGAACAAAAAGTTGCTAGATTGGTCAAAGAAAAAGAAGATGCAATCAAAGCGGCTAAACGCAAAAAAAGAATGGAAACTCTTTCAATGGAAATTTCATTGATTGTTGGGGTAATAATGATTTTTGTAATAATGGGTGCTTTGTTCACATGGATACATTTTGATAAGAAAAAGAGATGGCCAGAATTGGAACAAAAAACATATCAGCAAGAATTGGAAAAAGAAAGAAAATTGAGAAACGAAAAAATCATAGAAGCAATCAAATTTATTGATGAAAAAAATCAAGAACAGAACAGAAAACTAATAACACCAAATGAAGAAAAATAAGTACACATTTTTAGAATGGGTATTTGATAGGGTTGGCTTCGGTAAATTCATTCTCTTTTTTTACGTATTCCTTTTATTGATTGCAACAGGACTAATGAGTTTTGTTTGGTGGTATACCAAAGACTATAGATGAACAAATACCAAAAAGTTTTAATTGGTGTTGGTACAGCCGTCACCATACTTGCGCCTATGATTCCTGATACCGTGAATATCAACTTGAATGTGCCAATAACCATTCAAGCACAAATGGCTAAAAAAGAAAAGCCGTATCAAGTGATAACGGCTAAATGTAATTTAACGAATGAAAAAATTCAAAATGAAATAAAAGTTTGCGAATACACATGTGACAGCCCAAGCAAACAAAGAATTTTTCACACACACTTTTATAAGGGTGCAACATGTTCTAAGACAATAACAGAACAGATAAAAGAGAATAAATAATGAACACACACAAAGGTTACCATGACACACACGCAAAAGTTTTTTACTTTTTTGTTTATCACCATAATCACAATTAACACTTGGGCTAGTGGAATTACTGCACAGAGTTGGTTGGTAGCAAATGAAGAAGGTAAAATACTCTCTGGTGAAAATACCAAAGAGATTCGTTCAATAGCAAGCATCACAAAACTTATGACTGCAATGGTCATACTAGATGCTAAACAAAACATGAATGAATTAAAACCATACACAAGAAAAGAACTGATTCAAATTGCGTTAATAAAATCAGACAATCAAGCGACTAAAGAATTATGCCATTATTATCCTGGTGGTACGCACCCGTGCGTGTATGCGATGAATCAAAAAGCAAAGTCATTAGGACTCACTCAAACTAAATTTATTGAACCGACTGGACTAAGCGTATTCAATGTAAGCACAGCCGAAGAATTAATTGTTCTCATAAACGAAGCTAAGAAATATCCGGAGATTGTGGAGGCTAGTGGTCTTAGTGAGGTGAAGATAAAAGTAAAGAAGAAGTGGTTGGTGTTTCACAATACCAATCCAATCATCGGTAGAGAACACAATACGATTGTGAGTAAAACAGGATACATCAGAGCATCAGGCGGATGCATTGTGATGTTGATGAATACTAATATTGGAAAAAGAATTGTTATTGTTCTTGGAAGTAAGAACACAAAAACAAGAATACCTGAGGCTCAGTTTCTTGTTAAAAGATATGGCCCGGCGTGAGGGAATCGAACCCCCATTCGCACTTTAGAAGAATGCTGTCCTGTCCATTGAACGAACGCCAGATAAATTTGTAGAGTTTATATTGGTACGGATGGTGGGACTTGAACCCACAGAACTCAGATTTTAAGTCTGATATGTATACCTATTCCATCACATCCGCATGTTTGGTGCCTCTTTCTGGTTTCGAACCAGACTCCCTGGATTTTCAGTCCAGTGCTTTCACCAGATTAGCTTAAGAGGCTTATTGGTGCTCCCACCAAGAATTGAACTTGGGTTTCATCCTTACCAAGGATGTGTAATGCCATTATACTATGAGAGCATAATAATTCATATTGAAACACACTCTCAACGTCAGAGGTTTTTTCATCGTGCTGATTAAGCTACTTCGTTGTGTAGGTCAAGATTATCAATCCTGTATTCCTAACAACCAATGATGAATGTGTTTCAATATGAATATGGTACCCAAGGTGGGATTTGAACCCACAAAATTCTCCTTTTGAGAGAGACACGTTTGCCAATTTCGTCACTTGGGCATAATTTGGTACCTTGTGACGGGATCGAACCGCCGACCTTCTCCTTGTAAGGGAGACACTCTACCGCTGAGTTAACAAGGCATATACTGGGTGGATGTACGGGAATCGAACCCGTGATAGCGGAATCACAACCCGCGGTTTTACCACTAAACTAACAACCACATAAAATCTGGAGCGGGTAGTGGGAATCGAACCCACAACTAAACCTTGGCAAGGTCTTGTGTTACCACTAGCACCATACCCGCATATAGAAACACACTTGATATAGGAGATTACTCTCTCACGGATGAACCCGAATTTAATCAAATATGTTTTTATATGGAGCGGGATGCGAGAATCGAACTCGCAACTTCAACTTGGAAGGATGACGTTTTACCACTAAACTAATCCCGCATATTGATATGTATTATAGCGCAAACCACAATACATGTCAATAGTTTTTTACATTCCTACCATTTCTTGTTCCGCAAGGATACGTTTCAAACGATCCGCACAGAATGAAGCCGCAGGTGCATCTGGTTTTACCATTGGTGTCATGTTACATGTACCTTTGATATAACCGATAGCTTGTTGCACAACACAAGAACTTCCGTGTTCATCTGATTTGTTTAAGTCTAAATGAACTTCAACATGAAAATCTTCTAACACATCAGCCAATGTTTGGAACAATTCTGAAACCTTGTATACTTCTGTCATCAGCCGCATAGCAGGTTTATTTTTCTTATGGTCATAATCCATTTCTCTATCAACATAGCCAAATATTTTACAACCGTGGCGACCATCAATATGAACTACAACTGCCAATGCATAGTCAGCATACCATACACCGCCCACTCTAACACGTTCGGAGTCAGCACCAAGATACACTTTGGTATCTTTTCCTTGTTTTGCAAGGAATGATTTGACTTCTTCTACATTGAAATGTTTCATATCAATCACCTTTATAAAAATTGGTATCCCGTGAGAGAATCGAACTCCCGCCAAGAGATTTGGAGTTTCTTGTGCTACCATTACACCAACGAGATTCTGGTACCCTGTAGAGGTAACGATCCTCTGTCTCCCGGTTATCAGCCGGGTGCTCTACCTTTGAGCTAACGGGGTATATATGGAGGGCCCTGAGAGAATCAAACTCCCACTTGCAGGTTCGTAGCCTACCGTAATATTCATTTTACTAAGGGCCCAAAAAATATGCTATGTTCTCTTGCGGAGAACTCTAGTTGCGGTCTGAGAAGCATGTTTACTAGTATACAGAGGCTATCCCGCCACAGCATTAAGCGATGCTGTGCATTTTGGTGGTGATAGAAGGTAACGATCCTTCCTTTGAGCCTTATGAGAGCCCCGCATATCCGTCTATGCTATATCACCAAAACTGGTCTCCGATGCAAGAATCGAACTTGCGCCACATGCTCCCAAAGCACGGATGATACCATTTCACCAATCGGAGTTAACTTGGTGCCCCATGACAGAATCGAACTGCCATCCCCTGATTACAAAACAGGTGTTCTACCATTTAACTAATAGGGCTATACTCTTTCAATACCAAACCACTTGGGTCTGGATAATTATACCTATCAAAGTGGTCTTTGTTTGTCATACCGATTGGCATGATATTAGCACCAATAATGATTCTATATTTACACTCAGTTGGAGCCGTGAAGTGTGTTGCCCAAGCAGGAAACATAACTAGTGTTCCTGGTATGAAAGGCATCATCACCGCTGGCTTCAACATCAATTCTTTTTCGCCAGATATTGCTGGCTGAATAACATATTTTTCTGTTCCTAAATTTGAGAATACCGTACCACTTGCATTGCCATCAACGTCAAACAAATGAAACGCACAACCCAAAAAACTATTCGCATGACTGTGTGAATGATGGTGACCAAATGCTCTCTGTCTTGTTGACCACATACTGGTAATGCCACATTCTTTTTTATATCCCATTTCACTCATAGTAAACTCTGCACATGATTGTATAAAGTCTGCTATCTTTTTTGCTTTAGGTTCTTTATGCATGTTTGCTCTAGTTATTTGTAATCCATTCTTTTCACGGTCAGAAATATAAATTTCATCTTGTGCGAAATGTCTTACCAATTCTTCTTCATCTTTATCCCAATCTGGATATTGATATCGCCAAACTGGAGTATAAAATAACTTATGTAACTCAACTTGCATAATATACCTTTAAATGGTGGACCGACGGGGAATCGAACCCCGACCCGAGGCTTGCAAAGCCACTGTGCTCCCGTTATCACTATCAGCCCGAAATTTGTGATAGACTACTTATCCTACTGTACGCCGTCATATCAGAGCGAGAATAAAAAAACTTGGTGCCCTAGGAGAGACTCGAACTCTCAGAACCTGGTTTCTAAGACCAGTACGTATACCAATTCCGTCACCAGGGCAATTCTTTTGTTTTTGGCTCCGCACTAGAGAATCGAACTCTACTAACCAGTGATTAACAGTCACGCCCATGCACCTTGCTCGGGTTTTGCGGAATAATTCTTTTATCTTGCCAACGAATGGCAAGATTTTTATCATAATTTTGTGTTCTATTTTTCTTTCTATTTTCCATCGCAGGAAGATATTGTAAATTATCTTGATGATGCAAACCGCCTTCAACCAAAGGTATCATGTGGTCAACTTCATATCCATCAGGACACATTTTATAAATTTCTTTTATCAATTCTAAATCAGAATCTTCTGTTATAGCTTTCTTTTTTGTTGCTCTATACTTTGAAACTTGTATTCTATTTTTAATTGCATAATGTTGTTTAGATTTTCTACCAATTTTATCCCAAGCATCTAATGATTTTTGTCTTTTCAATTCTTTCATTTCATCAGAATGTTTCCAGCCAGGTTTTCCTTTCGATGGATGAACATTATCTTTTAGAAATATTTTTGTCGCTTCCGATTTTTTCTTCTTATCTTCATCAGACCAGGATCTGGAGTTAGCACAACTTCTGGAACAAAATGTTCCATTCTTTTTATGCTCAACATTACATTTTGGACATACTTTCATAGCTGTGGAATAAATACTAAAATGAATGATTCTAAAAACAACTACAGATATCTATACAATCTTCCTGAAGATATCACAAGTCTACCATTGTACTGGACAACGGAAAGAGAATTCATTCTGAATAAAACGCTATCAGAACAAAAAAAAGATTTTGTTCTAACAGAACTAAAAAAACTTGGCGGTCCCAAGGGGTAACGATCCCCTTCTTTAGCAGTGACAGTGCTACGTGCGTCCATGAACACTTTGAGACCTAAATTTGGTGGAGCAACTTGGAGTCGAACCAAGATTGTTTACCCGGAGGGGACGGATTTACAGTCCGCCGATGCACACGCCATAGCATCAATTGCTCCATATAGAAACACACTTCGGATACTGTACTAAACAGAAACTATCCATCACAGTCGAAACTATTGAAATGTGTTTTTATATGGTAGAGGCACAGAGAATCGAACTCTGATTTACTGGTTAAAAGCCAGCTACTTTCGCCGTTAAGTTATACCTCCATAAAACTTGGTGCCTTGAGAGAGAATTGAACTCCCACTCAAGCGATTATGAGTCGCCTGCTTTACCATTAAGCTACCAAGGCATTATACCATTTGTTTTGCTGACGCACTATTTGCTATGCTCAACGGAATTATTTGCAATTTTACCGTTTCTATACATAGTTACTCAAGGTTGACGTTTACCTCATGGCTTACATCAGCAAAACAAATGGTACACCTAAGGAGAATCGAACTCCTCTTTCCGCCTTGAAAGGGCAGCGTCCTAACCGATAGACGATAGGTGCAAATAAACTCTACAAATTTTTAAAGAACTTAGTTGATTTCTCAACTCATGGATGTAGTATAACACAACCACATCTTTTGTCAACAACTTTTTTAGTGTCGTTGTTTTTTCACAACTGGAGTGAGTGACAGGATTTGAACCTGCATAAAACAGATTTGCAATCTGCTCCCTAGCCTTTCGGGTCACACTCACATTTTTTGGTGGAGAGCCAGGGAGTCGAACCCTGTGGCCGTATTTCTACAACCTGCGGTTTAGCAAACCGGTGCATTACCATCCTGCCCGCTCTCCGAATTTTGGTGGAAGCGGTGAGATTTGAACTCACGGACCCTTTCGGATCGTCTGTTTTCAAGACAGGTGCAATAAACCGGACTCTGCCACACTTCCATTAAC